TGAAATGAAAGCGAACACTTGGAAAACAATTCTGCAGATAGCCATCAGCATTCTGACCGCTATCGCTACTACGCTCGGAGTAACGAGCTGCATGGGATAAAGAACATGGAGTCTACCTTTTATAATAAGCAGGCTCATCCATAAATAAATCGACCGCTCACCTCTGAGTAAAAATCATGAGGAGAGCGGTCGTTTCGTTTCTATCGAGAAAGCCGGTCATTAAGGTCAAGGATATATTTAAAAACAAAAAAGAACAACAGAGATAAGTTCTTATGAATAAGCAACTTACTACCATTGTTCTTCCACGCTATTTTGTACAAATAAGTTTTATTTTGCTTATTTTGTGATTCCGTTGGGGTCACAACCAATTTCTCACAAAACTGTCTATATCAGCCACTTATCTTTCGGGTGCAAAGATAGTGATAACATTTTTATAACACAAATTTTTAATTACTTTTTAACTATATTTTGCAAAAGTTGAAATTTGGCGGTTTCAAATACTTTTCTTACTTTTGCACTCGTCAATGTGACGATTGATATAAGACTTCGATATTCAACATGTATTTAATAGGTTCAATATAAATCACGAAATCCCTAGGTCGGCGTCACACGACTTGGGGATTTTTATTTTCCCCGAGTTTTTGGCAGTCATGGTAGTTTGTCGGTTAACTCCACTCGGCTACGCTGACTTTAAACCCAAGTTGCAAGAGGATGCATGGTGACATCGCAGGATTTGATAGCAGAAGGCGAGCAAGGCGGTAACTACACCGAAAGCTGCTTAGGTCAACTGATGTAGATTATCAAGTGACCAGATGATGGGGGTGATTGCCTCAGCGGAAATAATTTTGTGTACTATCGCATACGTGTGCGATAAGGGGGATTCTAGAATCCGAAGGCTCTTAGCCTAGCGGTTTTAAAGTAAAAAATATTAATTAAAAAATTAATGATTATGAAGAAGATTAAATGGAAAGTGATGTTGTTTGTAGTTTGGCTGCTCTCAACGCTTATGATTCTCAGCCTAAGTCTTAGGGCAGTTAGCAAGGCAGACACCATTTTGAACCTTGTAGGAGTGCTAGGCTTTGTCCTATGGATATTGTTCTCAGTTGCGACAAATTGTTTAACGTTCAAAAATAAAAAAGACAATGAAAAGAAAGATTAATCAATTGTGTTTGTTTATGCTGCTTGGTGCAGCGTTGTTTTCAACTACTTCCTGTAGCGAGCGTGTGGATGCCGGCTCTGAGGGAATCTTGGTAAACCTCTATGGCTCTGATAAAGGCGTAGATGATGTAAGTCTTGTTACCGGTCGTGTGTGGTACAATCCTTTCACAGAGGAGGTGTATGAGTACCCTACCTATGTGCAGACTATTGACTATCCGGCATTCACCATCAATGCCAAGGATGGCTCAGAATTCACCGTGGATCCTACGGTCTCACTCAAAATGGTGGATGGTAATGCGCCAAAGGTATTCAAGAAGTACCGCAAGGAGTTGAAGGACATCGTGAATGGTACTTTGTTCAACTACGTAAAAGATGCCTTCCGCATTCAGCTGAACAAATACACAACCGACCAAATCGTCAGCAATCGTGATTTGGTGGAAAAAGCTATTGAGGCTCAACTCAGCAAGGCTCTCGCCAAGGAACATTTCCAACTCGAACAGCTGACATCTGGCTTGAAATACCCGAGTTCTATCGTGGAGGCCGTTAATGAGAAAAACAAGGCTATTCAGGAGGCTCAGCGTGCACTCAATGAGGTGGCAGTAAAGAAGGCTGAGGCTGAGAAGATGCTTGTGCAAGCAAAGGCTGAGCGAGAGGCGAATGAATTGAAGACTGCATCGCTTACTCCGGCAATCTTGCAGAAGATGTGGATTGAGAAGTGGGATGGTAAGTTGCCTGTATATGGTAATGTTCCACAAATGATGATGGTTAAATAAACTAATTGCCCTCTCTTCGGAGGGGGCTTTTTAATTATAGCGTATGAAAGAAGAAGTTTTAATGAAAGCTATTGAGTTGAAGAAACAACTTGATAATAAAAGGCGAATTTTAAATATTGGAAATAGCGTATATACGAGTATTTAAATTTATTTCGAAGATGATTTGATTCATGAAAATGCCCGAATTACAGATGATATTCTCGGCGATGATGTTATCAAAGAACTGAAAACGAAGGCTATCGCCAACATCGAGAAGAGTATTAATGACTTACAGGAAGAATTAGAAAAGTTGTAGGCTTATGGGAAGTTTTATAAAAGAGCGCCTTATTTATGCACGCTGCTGGACGTATTGGGCAGGTAGATGTAATGGTTACACTTGTTGTTGCACCTTCAGTAAATGTAAGAATTTCGCAGATTTACGTTCGAAGATATATCGCTACAGGCATTATCACAAGACGAAAGCGAAATATCCATGTACGATTGTTGAGTTCAGAAAAAGAGTTAATCGTTAAAATTTATAGCTTATGGAAGTTGAAAGATATTATTATGCAGTAGCATCCTTCATGCGTAAGGATGATAAAATTAGCGTTAGTGCGGTTACGTGTAGCGTTAAAGGGGAAAAGGAGGATACTAAGTTCTATCCGCTCATGAACATCATCACTAGTACGGAAGAGAAATTCAAGGATGATATGGTTAGCGGAACAGTAATCGTCCAGAGCGTTATTGAGATTAGTAAACAAGACTACGATGCTTACAATGAACGCATCGCTAAAATGAACGAGAAGAATGGAAAGGTTGACAAAGGTAATGGATAAGTACTTGAAGAAAGCTGTCGCTGATTGGGATAAGAAGAAAGTTCTGACCCTTGTTGTTAGCAAGGAATGGTTCGATATGATTGCTGCCGGAAGAAAGACGGAAGAGTATCGGGAGATTAAGCCATACTGGGTAAGGCGTATATTAGATATGTCAAAAGCAAAGGTTGGAGCAGATACCATGTCTTTGGCTTTGAAATACGGCATCATCAGAGACAGAAAATACATTTTTAAAGAGCATGGCAAGGCACTAACTCACGTCCTCTTCATCAACGGCTACCGCAAGGATAGTCAACGTATCGAAAAAGAGATTGAGAGTATCACCATTGGCAAGCCTAAAAAAGGCTTATGCCCCGACAAGTGGCTTGATACTGAGTTTTTTATAATTAAATTTAAGTGATATGATTACACAAGAGACTTACGAAGCATTGAAGGATGCTAGAAATAAACTCAAAAATTGGAAGGGTGATACTAAGAAGATTCTTTTCGAGGGGCAAGCACAAGACCTCTACGACCTTCTAGATACTACTATCCGAGAGTTTGATGGTGAGAACGAAATGACCAATGTTCCCGATAGTATCTTCTTGATCATAGGAGAAGATACGCCCGAGGATGCTGATTTCAATGAGTTGGATGAGGTGACTTGGAGTAAGGTGCGAGTATCTTACAAGGATATTGAATATACTAGAAAGAAGTATAGCGTATGAAGATAAGATTGGCAAAAAAGATAATGAAAGCAGACACTTATGCTGATTATCCAAGCAAGCATCCTTCTCCTTACTGGAAAGCGAGGTTTAAAGAAGCTTATAACGAGTATGGTTGCTTTATGTTCTGTGAAGATTCGAGTAAGTGTAAATACCGCAACAAGTTCGACCATCGTATTAAGAAGGCGATAAGTTTAACAAAATAAGTAGCGTATGACTAGTATTAGAAAAGCTAAGAAGTGGTACAAGAGTTGTATCAACTCCAAAAATGAATACGAAAAGAAGTTAGGAACTATTCGTAAATGTCCCGCATTTCATAGGTATATTATGCGACATCGTACTTCCAAAAGGGAGTTTTGTACATTCACAATACGGACAAAGTCAAGAAGAAACAGAAAAAGCAGAGCCTAGTGCCCTGCTTTTTCCTTGTCTTCACGTTCTCGTTTCTCGGCTATAGCCTGTCTGATCCACGCGCCTTTGTTACGTCCTAGGGATTCGCAAAACTCAAACGTTTCTTCGTTTACATGCGTCACAACCCTGTAGATGAGGGCAGCTGCGCCCTTACTCGGTGCTCCGGCTCGCTCTCTGCGGCCACCCCACCCTGGATGCTGACTGACCTTGCATTGCCGAACCTTGCCCTTGCTATTGATGCGGAACTTCATTTTCAGCCGGTCATTTACCCAAACTTCAGCGATTACCGCATCGGGCGTCTGCTGAAGGGTAGATTTTACAATACCGATAAGATAGGATTTATCCTTGAAGAAGGTCTCTGTCTCATCGAGTATCGCCCAATCATCGTAGATTATGATTCTTGCCTTTTCCATATCCTCAACCTAATATTGCCATCAGTATCGTGAATAAGAAGATAAAGAGCACGAACCATTCCTGTTTACTCATAGCTTACCTCCTTCCTTCTTCTCTTGCGATGATAAATTTGAAGTGCTTTTACAACTCTGTGGTCTTCTTTCCAACCAAAAGAAGTTTTAATCACTCGTTTCAGCCAATACATATTTTTACCCTTGTCGGGTCCGAGAAGTATCTTCTTTGCTAGTCTTGCTTTCATTTCTCACCTCCATTCTTGTCGAATTTATTGCCGATAACTTTTAGTTGTCTATTACGTAACATTCTCCCTAAAGTGTTTGGGTAGAGAACAGGGTGTTCTGTATCGACCAAACTAAAACTAGTGTTGCCTTGATTCCAAACTACTTCATAGATGCTGCCTGTATCCTCGTATTGTCTGAGCAAATCATGCTCATAGATAGGAAATCCGTTACAATCCCGTGCGCCTGTAAATTGGCAGAGGGTGTTGGTGTCAATCAAATAGGAGTTTATTACGCCAAGTTCTTTATGGTTAGAAAAGACTTCGCTATTTCTGATAGTAGGAGAACAATCAACCCACGCACCTGTTCTTACTCGTATTGCCTTGAAATTGATTTCGCTCATTTCTCCCCTCCTTCCTCGATTACTCCTATCGGTTTGATGTCGTTCACACTTTCATCCTCGGTGAAGAAGGAAACCTTCATCGTGTCGCTCACGTAGGCCATTGCCACAACATCTTCATGGGCGTTCTTGATGATACAGATGTCTCCTCTTACCTCGTTCTGCATTTTCAGATACTTCACGGCTGCATCCTTCACCGCCAAAGGATTCATTTTCTTTGTTATCGTCTCACCCGACTGAGGGAAGACGAAGATAAATTCTTGCTTATTCATATTAATCTAATTCACTTTCTGTTATTAACAACTCATCAAACATAATACTATCCTTGCATGAGCAGCTCCATGATGATTCGTCCTTGTCTTCAGACACCTCATAGTTATCGGGATATTCCTCCTTGTAGAAGTCTAGGATATTATCCTCCTCTTCTGCCATCCGCTCCTTGGCTGCGGTCTTGGTGGAGTAAACTCCGATAACATTAACGCCCGAATAATCTTGGTTGTCTGCTCCGTGCTTAATCAGCACAAATACTTTCTGTTTCTTCATCTTACACCTCCTATTTTTGTTTATCAGTAATCAACTTGCGTTGTTTAGATATAACCTCACCTGCGTTCTTATCATGCACTCCTTCGTAAAGTCCAAGGTTCATCATAATGATGTTTAGCGCAGGATCATTAATCTCAATAGCCCTTTCTGTGAGTATTCCAAGCACGCGTGCCAAAATCGTAAAAGTCACAGGATAAGGAGTGCTTTTAGAACACCCAGCTATCTCTTTCAATAGCCTTGGCATATCAACCTTCCATACCATATCGTTCATAACATAGTCCCGAACTTCCTTGCTTTTGATTTTCTTCATCTTACTCGCCCTCCTTCTCTTCTACAACATCAAACGAAACACTATCCAACTCGCCTTCGTCTTCAAAAGCACCCATATCATATAGTTCTCTTACAAGATTTTCAGCACATTCCGGTGAAACAGCAGAACGCTCCACCTTGTAGACTACCTTCTCTACGATTTCTACTACATACTTCTTCATAATCAAATCCTTTCTTTTAAAATTAATACTTGGTGGACGGATGGTACGTTGCAACCATCTGTAGCGGCTTGAATACCGCATTCGCCCTATATATAAAACAACAACAACTTCTATTTTATCTTCTCATTTCTCTTCTCGTTTATCTTCTCAAGATAAGTGTGCTTGTCTACTTGCATTCCGTTCGGGAGGAAGAACCTCTCGGCAAATGGGGTCTGCTTGATGATGAACGTTGTACGTGCCCTGTATCTCTGTCCGAACTTGTCAACGTGTATGGCTCCCTTGAAACATTTGATGATTATCGTCATATTGCTTACATTTCCTCTACAATATCTTCAAAACTCTTCTTCTTAATTTCCATAGAAATCAGACTTGCTATGTCTAAGACTTTCGTTTCCTCGTACTCTCTGGACGTATTGTCATGGATATATATACAGAAACTATCTATCTCGTATCTGTCGCTATTGAACAGAGTATAGCTTGATGTAGGAAAGCGGAAAATGATTCTGCTCCAATCCTTTTTATCCAACAGATTTTTAACAACTGAATTAGTCATACTCGAAATGTTTTATGAGGGAGATTTCTCTCCCTCGGGTTAAACTTACTCCTTCATCAGGCTTTCTACAAGCTCTTCCTTAATGGCAAAGACGTCTACGCCCTTGGTGTATACATTATCATGTCTTAACAAAACCTTGCAGACTTCCTTGTCTGCATTCTTCTCAATGATGATGCGAGAAATAGTCTTCTCAGCTATCTTGTTATCACGCAGAAGGAAAACCTGCTGACCAACATAGAAGTTGGTTTTAAGATGCGTCTTTGCTCGTTCCTGTACTTCCCAATCATACGATAATTCCATACATGCGTACACTTCCTTGCCTTCTGAGAGGTCTTTGGTGATGTGCTCGAAGATTTCCTGTTCTGTTGGCTCTCGCTCTTCTCCGGTCTCTTCATCCTCGATGGTGTAAATACTATATTCCCAACCTTCCTTGTCTACAAGTTTGAGTCCGGCTGCCTGTGCCTTTACTACGTCCTGTATGGTGTTAATCTCAACTCCTACAAAATTATCACTCAATCTAACTGCCTTAGTTGTCTTCATAATTTTATCTCCTATAATTTTTGTTTGTAACAATGAATTGAATTAATACTATCAATATCTATAAATTTCTTGCCATCACCAAAATTTATGATGAGGGCATTTAAAAATTGTTCATAGCTGAAATTATGGCCGAGGTATGGTCGTACCGCAGTTGTTTCGTTTTGTCCGTTAATAAGAACAATAATACGTTCGTTATTCTGTTCGCTAAACTCAGCTGCGAAAGCAACTGCTTGTTTTACTAATTTCGGTTTCATATCTTATTCTTTAAATTTGTTATTGTTAATCATTCTAGCGGCATAAGTTCTGCCGATAATCTTATCTATCTCTGCTTGCTGCTGATAATCTGTGCAGTCGGCAAAGTCCTCCTGTCCTTCATAAAAACGTGCTGCATTCTTCAGCTCATGGAGTGTTGCTTGGGTGTAGTCCTTGTTAGGATCAACTTGCCTAAGGTTCTCACATGTCTTGCAATACTCGATGAAGTCTACAAGCAAAGATTTCTCCTCGCTCTTGCTCTGCTGCGCTCCGGCTCCCATAAGTGGTAGGGCAACTATCGTTGCCACTACCAAAGCTATCTTAATTCTCTTTTTCATATCTTTACGAATTAAATTTCTTGTTTATCTCTTCTAATGTCTTGTATGTCTCGGGAAACAACTCCAAATGTGCTGCCATGAAGACTGCGCAACCAACTGCCTTTGCATAGGCTGATGTTGTTGTTTGATAGAGTAACGCCCTAATTGCGTCATACTCCTTGTCTGTAAGTTCTAACTTATTCTTCTTCATTACTCGTCCTCCATGTCTTTTGCTGCTCTCAGTCTGTAGCCTATAAGACTGCCAACTAAGAAGATTAATACATAAATTGTGATGTCCATAACTTAACCCTCCTTAATATCTTAAAATCTTTTTGATTACTGCGGCTGCGAGAACATCGTTAGCGGTTATAGGTCTCGGCTCTGTTATGCTTTCTGCCCATGCTGCACCGCCAAAACACCAATGGTCTTTTCTCCATTCCTCACAAAACTTCTCAGCCTCCCAACGTGTAGGAAACTCCTTTTCTCTCATTTCCGAGTGTGGTCTTCTGCCATACTCGTAATGTGCTACGTGATGTACTTTCATTTTCGTTCCTTTCTTTTAATTGTTATACTTGTGCGGTCTCTAGACTTGAACTAGATGTGCTCCTCTATTCGCTGACCGCTCCATGGTTACTTCTTGCCAAAGTTGAAGATTCTAACGAACTGATAGAATTGTTTCTTGTCGCAAAGGTGGAAGAGGTCTTCCATAATGTATTCCTTATATTCCTTTGTGCCTTCCCTGTAGGTCTCTTGCATGTCTGCTGCGGTCTCGTTGCCGCATTCAAGCCAATACTTGAAGAGTGCTCCCAAACTCTCATAGTCGCTGTTCTTATCATAGAACTTCTTCTGCTGCTCGTAAGTCTTATTCTTTCTCATAATCTTGTAGTATTGTGGTGGGGATTGCTCCCCACCTAGTTAGTTATTCTTCTTCCTCCTCTTCCTCTTCGTCCTCATCGTCATAAGGTCGGGTTTCATCTACTTCGCCATCATAGCTTAAATAAATATCCTCGTCCTTTGCGATAAGTTCAATGTAATCGGCTAATTCACTTGTTCCGATAAACTGATACAGGTTATCTAACATTCTGCTATCGCCTAATGCTTGGCGCAAGTTGTCAAATGCGTTGCACACTTCCTTGTAGTCTCTTTTTACTGCCATAACTCTTAATCATTAATCTTGTTAACTAATTCTTGCATGTTAGCAAGTCTCTCTAACGTCTGTGAAGATAGGGTTATACCACATATCTTCGCTGAGTTCTTGATATTCATCGCCTTATCTAGTAAAGCGAGTGTGATGATACAAATATCATTGCTCGTAAGTGTTATTGTCTTTTCCATTGCCTTAATTGTTTAATGGTTCATTACTCTTTCCACCAATCGGAAACGTCACTTCTCTTGAGGTGTCTCATTTCCAAAAACTCTTTGAGGGTGCTGCAATATGTATTCATAGAATAGCAATTGCCCTTCAATATAACATGAACTTCTTTAGCCATAGTCTTGAATTCTTAAGCGTGGGGAGGGGCGTTAGCCCCGTGGGGGCGCTGCCCCCTTATCTCCCCACATTGTTACTTACCATTCCTTGCTCATTTCATACACCCAAAACAAACCTTCATGTTGTAAGGAGTACTCTTCTGCCTTTTCTCTTGTGTCGAATTGTGCAACGACTTCGGGTTTCCTGTCGGGTTCGCAAATGTAGTCTTTTACTACGATGTAGTCCTTCATGCACTTGCCTTCATCTTTGAACACTCCAAAGTATTGTTCGTAATCTTTGAACACAAGCACATCAACAAGTTTACCTCTGTACATTACAGGAAACTTCCCGATAAACGGATATTCTCCCCAAAACTCTTTGATGTACTCATCATTGTCTTCATACATGTTAGGGCGAACCTCATCTTCGTCTGCAATTACGTAACCTTCTTTGGTGTAGAAAAGGTCACAAATGTAATAATCTGCTAACTTTGCCATAGTCTTACTCTTTCTCTACTAGAAAAGCGAGTACTTTGTCTTCATCTGTGTAAGCTATAAAAAGTTTGGGTGTTAGTATTTTTACGTTCCACCCTTGCTTTGTCAGTCCTATAGTCATACCTTTCAAGTATGCCTTAGCGTAATTCTCTGCTTTGAAACATACGCCTAAATCTTGAACTCTGCTTTCGTCTATTCTTTTAATTGTGTACATAGTTGTCGTTGTTGTTAAAATGTTCTACAATAAAGTGCAGGTGTACGTTTGCGCCCAACGTTCACAAGTTACATGTGACCTAACTCCCTTCGTTTAACGTCCGTGGGTTGACGTGTTTCCTTATTTAGTCACTCGGTAACACCCGAGTCGTTTTAACCACTATCGTGTGGGGTTTGCTAGTCTGTGCCGTGACCTGTGCTTTGAGAGTGCAACTAACTCGGTGTACGATGTCCTCGGTGTTTGTCCTGTATCATCCTCAGTGTTTTGCCTACTTAACCTATTTGTATAGCGTTCGTTACTAGCCAAAATATCTCTAAATGTGCCATTGCTACGCTGAAATCAAACCAACTTGATTTCGGGTGCAAAGATAAGCATTTATGCTATATTCTCAAAATTTAATTATGTTTATTAACGATGTTTTACACAAAAGTATAGCATTTAAACATAACTTTACACTTCAAGATGGTTTTTACACTATATTCATGCGTTAAAATAAGTAATAGTTATTGTTATATGCTATATTTTTATTATCTTTGCCACAAAAAAAATAGAATTATGGTACAATTGAGAATAAAAGAGTGCTTAAAAGCACATGGGATGCAGCAAAAAGATTTGGCTAGAGGTATGGGCATTGAGCCTATATCACTTAGTCAAATGTTGGCTCGCAAAAAGTTTGGTATTGATAGGCTTGAACAAATGGCAGAGATAATCGGCTGCAAGGTGTCTGAACTCTTCGAGGAGGATAGCAAAGAAGGCTTTGCATCCTTTATCCGCTACAAGGGCATCCACTACACGGCAGACACGCTCGAAGAGTTCTTCAAGCAAGTAGACGAATTAAAAATTATAGCAAGATGAAGAAGTATTGGGCTTTGTGGGTATTCATCTTCATATTAGGTGGTATTCTATTTTGGGTATTTCTTTGTGATGTAGAATCAAATGGCAAAGAGTATGCGCTGTTGGAGGTATTTGCGGTTGTTCTTTGGGGGGTCTTTGCTATATTGGCTTTGGCGTTAAATATAGCTTATTGGGCAGGAATTGCAAGGCTTATTGATAAATACACAAAGAATGCTCCTAAATGGTTTTGCTATATATTATTAGTTATTTATGCGGCTTTGGGTATTTGGCTAGAGTGCAAGTTGTATGATGGAGGAAAATATATCGAGGAACAATATAAGGAATATCAGTTCCAGAAAAAGTTTGAATACGAATATCACGTCGACTTCTAGGGCGTCAGCCCCACAGGGCATGGGGAGGGCGCTTGCGCCCGTGGGGGCGCTGCCCCCTTATCTCCCCCGAGGATTCTTCACTCTCACCTACAAGAAGAACACACACCCAACAGAGAGAGAACAGAGAGTACAGGGAGAGAAAACAATTTCCCTAACTAGGAAAAAATATTTCTCCAACTAGAAAAATAAAAACCGCCTAAATCATCTTCAAAAAGCCTTAATCCTAGATGAGCACATTATCCGGCACAAAACCATGAAATCTACGAAAAACCCACAAAATCGGCTCTAATCTGCTTGCAAATGGCTCTTAAACGGCTCAAAACTCACGAATTTGGGAGAAATCCCGACCATCTGCCCGAAAATCGCAAAAATAGGCAGAAATGAGCAAGTTTAGCGTTGATTGTGGGTGAAAATCATTCAAGAAGGTTGAATACGGCTAGTTAAAGTTTGCTAACGAACTCCTTGCGTGCGTGCGTACCTATTAATGCAAAACCCCTTTTTTATTTGCAAAGAATCTTCTTTTATGAAATAAGAACTTTCTTTACATTATTGCTTTATTGATTCTTGGGAGTGACCGAAACTAACTTGCTTATAATTAATCACTTGTCTTTTCTTTACAATAATCACGTATGTTTACAAAATGGGTCTTCTAGAGGGAGAAATGAGAGGAGAAGAAGGGGTGAGTTGCGCCCCGAGAAAGAAATTGGTGGGATTTTGGGCGATTTTGAACGAGGTTGGAACACGGCAAAATGGAACTTCAAATATTATATATTTGCCCTCGAAACATCAAATAATTGCAATTATGACGGAAATATTATCAAAAATCCCAAAGCATTTGACCTCTTGCCCTGTACTCACGGACAAAAAGGAGTGGATATTGGGTGCTGCTGCCTTGGCGGGCGGTGTTGCGTCTTCTCTCTTCGGTGCTAACAAGGCTAAGAAGGCGGCTAGAAGGGCACAAGCGGAGAACACGTACAGAACGAACGCTGAGAAGGCTTGGTACGACAAGAACTACAACACGGACTACCTCGACACGAAAGCGGGGCAGAACCTCATGAGAAGGGCAAAGGAAGTACAGGACGAGTATGTCCGCAAGGCTGATGGTGCTGCTGCCGTTGGCGGTGGAACTGCTGCAAGCGTGGCGATGGCGAAGGAGGCAGCTAACAAGGCTATGGGCGACACGATAGCCAACGTAGCGGCACAGGACACGGCTCGCAAGCAGCATGTGGAGGACGCTCACCTTCAGAACACTCAGCAGTTGTCAAGAGAGCGTCAGCAAATCGAGCAGCAGAAGGCGCAGAACACTAGCGATGCGGCTCAAAATGCGTCAAATGCCATGTTCAATTTCGGTGTGAACCAATTGGGGTCAGAACTCGAAGGTGCTAAGGCAGTGAAAACCAACGCTTTAGGCTCAAATGAAAAGCCAATTGGTAACACAATTGTAACACAACAAGACAAAACCGCTCATTCTGCCGCTACTGACCACTTGGCTGAGAGCATGATGTCTCCCGAGGAGAAGAACCAATACCGCTTGAAGAAGGCAGTCGGCTTGTCGGGGCTTGGGTAGCAGCTAGAAGGTGGAGCGGACGAGAGGTAGGTAAGGACGGCAAGGCAAGGTGAGCGAGGCGTAACAGACGACCCCAAGACCCCCACCCCCTTTGACCACCGTCGCGAATTATAGTAGAATAATACAAATAAAGAAATTCTGCCTCCCCCCACCCCCTTTTTCTGGATTTCGGTTTTCCGATTTTCCCCACCCATGAATTTTCGGGAATTGTTAAAATGATTAAACATAAATAATATGAAAGTAAAGATCGATACAATACAGATTCCATTTCCACAGGAAGTAAACGAACCGAATTGCTATGCGTATATAATCAGTTTCAAGGAACACTGGTGGAACAGATGGCAATACATCATGGATAGCAGAACCAAAGTTCCTGCATTGTATTTCTCGAAGTCAGCAGTTGAAAGACAGATTGAGTTTCTGAGAAACAGAACAAAGACTATAAACATTAAAACAGAATAGATTATGACATTTGAAGAAGCAAAGAAGATATTGGAGAAAGAAGGTTACTGTCTGATTAAAGTCTCAAAAGGTTTTGAATTCTCAAAATTGCCAGTAATGAAGAATCAAGAAGTCATTGAAGCAACAAGAGTTGTCAACGAGAATAGTTTTGCTGTATCAATGACTGAAACTGAACGGATTGATCGTCAAGAGCGTTTGAAGAAGGAGTATGAAAAGAACACCAAGACTCTTGGTCCTGGTGAAGAACAGGCAAAGAAAGGCAACCCTGCTCTTAAAGAATCAGCCTCCCAGTTCAACGATGCCTTGTTGTATGAGCAGGCAAAGAAGATTGAAGAGCTTACCAAGGAGAAGACAAATCTGGAGGATCAGATTACGATTTTGAATGCTTTCAAAGAGCTTAACGAGAAAGTTGGCAGAAAACAGATCAAACGTCTCGGCAAGGAGATTGCCAAGTTGAACAGCATCATCCATGACAAGAACGCTGTTTTGGCTGACGTTTCAGAGGAACTTCGCCTTTCAAAGATTCGTGAGAAGAATCTGACCGAGGTGTGCCAGAAGTACATGAAGGAGAACGAGGAGTTGAAGGGGAAGCTTCTATATGTAAAGAAATATAGAGTTTCTTCTGATAATGCAGAGGAAGGCGCAGACCTTTCTGGCGTATTTGTATTGTGTGGCAAGGATTTTATTGATGCACTAAAGAACGTAAAAGACGTATGGCAGGAGTAAATAATCAGAATACGCAGCAGCCTAGGAAGAAGCCGGTAACTATCGGCGGCTATCCTGAGGCTGTGCATGACCTGATGAGGGCGAAATATCCCGATTATGATCAGGTGATGAATGGAGGCAACGGAGGGACCGCGGGTGTTAATGGCGGTGCTGGCGTTAACTTCTTCAGGAATGGGGGCGGTGCTGCCGGTAAGTTTGAGGCTCAGCCTGTTCAGACTGGCGCAGCACCTATTACAGACTTTACCCAGATGCCTAAGCAGGAAGAGTTTGTTCCGCAGGGAAGCGGTAATGCTAACCCTGCCTTGGGACCAGTACAGACTCCTTATATGGGCGATGCAGCAGAGAATACTCCTCAGCCTCAGAGTAACTTTGAGGGAATGCCGCAGCCTTCTACTGGTTGGAATGCTGACGGAACACCTCGCTATGATACGCTTTCTACTGCTCTGAGCGGCTTTCAGATGCCGCAGGAACAGCAGGTTCCAGAGTTTGAAGCTGACCCTAAGCAGAGGGATGGCGGCTTTTTCAGTTGGCTCGGCAAGGTTATGCCGAAGAGCAGACCGGGAATGAGAGAGGGTGAGACTCCAGACGAATATGACCGCAGAATCACTACCAACCGTGAGAATATCGCTGCCTTTGCTGATGCTATTCGCCACATGGGAAACATCGTCAACACTTCGAAGGGTGCGCCTCTGCAGGTGTTCAATGACCCTACGGCCATGATGGAACAGGGTTATCAGAACCGCAAGGCTCAGAGACAAAAACAGGCTGCCCTTGATGCGGATGCTGCCTATAAGCAGGCAAACCTCGACCTAGATAACCGAAAAGCACAGGCTGATCAGGTTTATAAGGAGTATCTTATGGGGCTTCGTGGTGAGGGTAATCAGCTTGCCAAGGATAAGTTTGAGTACCGAAAGGGAAAGGATGCGGCAGCTACCCAGTATAAGAAGGACAAGGATGATCGTGACTTCGAATATAAGAAGGGGCGTGACAAGGTGAAGGATGAGCAGACTAGGCAGCGTCTGGCTATTCTGCAGTACAACGCAACCCATAAGGGGCGTGGCGGCGGTGGACGGTCAGGCAGGAGTGGTAGCGGCTCGGGAGCCAAGTACTGGTTTGAGGATAAGAACGGCAAGATGCGCTATCAGCCTAACAAGACCATGTGGGAACAGGAATACTACCGTGAATACGGCAAGCTTCCGCAGGGCGAGACTTCTACTTCTACCAGTACAAAGACTATCAATCCGAAGACTGGCGCAGAAGTAACGACCACCACAAGAAGAAAAGGTGCATCTGTTACCAGTCAGGCAGCAGCTTCGCAGAATGCGGCTAGGAATGCGAGAAACAGACCGAAGCCTGCCGGCAAGTCGAAGAACGGATATAAGAATACAAAGAAACTTGGTTTATAAACATTAATATATAATATATGGCTGGAGATAAATTTGACCAACTTTATAACGCCTTGAAAGCAGATGGCGCAGTATCGGGAACTAGAGAACATTTCAGACAGTTCGTGTATGCGCCCGGCAAGCAGGGCTATCATAACAGAAAGCAGCTCTATGATGCGCTTTACGCAGATGGTGCTGTTTCCAGTAAATCGTATGAGGAGTTTGCGCAGCGACTCGGACTTCATGCAGTAAATCCGAAGCCTAGGCAGCAGAAGCCGGTTCAGCCTGTCAAGAAGCTAACGATGAAGCAGAGAGCGCAGGAAGTGGCAGCTCAGTATCAGAAGCCAAGGCTGCAGAAGGTGCAGCAGCCTAGAACGGCTGCATCTTCGGGCACAGACTACATGCAGAACTGGCGGTTGATGCACATGCGTAACGACCAGATGAACCCGATGCAGCAGGCTCAGGCTAGTAATGCGCGCGCACGCATGCAAAGAGCACAAGAGCAGTCTGCACGTCAGGAGCAGCAGAGAGCTACCCCTATCAGCAGAAGCAGAATAACCCATACTTCCAAGAACTTCAACGAAACGATGCAGCAGCTTTCTACTCCTGAGGCTAGACAGGCTAGAGCCAAGCAGCAGAGAGAGGACGATGCTAGAGCATTCGCCCAGTATGAGGTTGAGGGCAACAAGTTCGTAAGAAATGACGGCCAGTCCGAAGGTATTTTGGGTAATGATCTGCTCAGTCTGGTTGATTCTTCCATGAACGAGGCACAGGAATTGACACGTCAGCAGTATCAGCAGAACCTTGACAAGATGGGTGGCATCTATGCGCCTCAGTCGGTCAAGGAACAGGCTTTCCGTGATGCCCAGACTCAGGAGCAGGTGAACCGTCAGAACGTTCTGATGAACAATCTCAGCAGCAAAATCAACGAGATTTATTCGCAGAAGGGAATGCAGCGCCATATTGCCGAGAGCGCAGAGAAACTGAACATGAGTGTGGAGGAATACGTGGACAAATACGTTACTCCAGAGATTATGAACTATGCTCAGAAGGCTCTGACGATGCGCAACCAGGAGGAAATCATGCCTCATGGTGCGCTTGACTATATTGCCAAGAACCTCAGCAACTCTATTATCGGTATGGTGGTGGCTCCATCTGTGATGTCTAGAGATACAAGACAGAGATTGCAGGAAGGTATTGCTATTGCGGATGGTGATGCGGAGATTCAGAAGGTTGCCGGCCACAAGGATGAAACCTATCGCTCGGGCATCGGTACGAGATTCGCATCTACTGCCGTAAACATGGCTGCTGATTCTGGTCCGCTTGCCGTAATCGGTGCCGGCGCAAGTGCTGCCGTGAATACAGGAACCCGAGTTCTGACTAACGGACTGGTGAAGGCTGGCGTGATGAAGGCAGCTCAGAAACTTACCGCACAGCAGATGGCTTTCAAGGTGGCAAACATGACTACGGCACAGAAGATCATGTCGGGATTGGGAACCAGAACAGCAACAGGCGCGCTGAACCTTGCAGGATATTCGGGTGTGACTGCGGCCTTGAATCAGGCTTCTACTGGCGATGATACTTCGCTGCAAGCTATCGGCGAGGCTGGTCTGAAAGGTGCTGAGCATGGTGCGGTAACTGGTGCTATGTTCGGTGTATCTGGTGCGGTGATGTCTCCTTGGGTTTCCAAGTTCGGAATCACTGGCATGGAAAAGAGCACTGGAGAGCGATTGCTGCATGGCACACAGAAGTTTGGTGCTACGGCTGCCAGTCTCGGTGTTGAGGCTGGAACCATGATGGTTGCCGACAACGTGACTGGCGATAAGGATATTTCCTTTGGTACTTGGTTGGAAGATGTTGTGATGGTTGGCGCATTCAAGGCAGGCGAGCCTAGCAACTTCGTGAAGATGGGCAATATTCTGCATCATCTTACTCATAATAGCGGTGGTAATTTCGTGATTGGAAAGAATGCCAACGGTTCCCCTATCGCCGTGGATATTCGTCTGACTCCTGACGAGAAGAACGAATTGATTTCTTCTGCATCGGGCAAGAATCTGATGGATGCTTTCGTGAAGGTGGACCGTGCATCTAAGACAGCTCCAAGAGATCCGAAATACAAAACGGCATATACGGATTTTATGAACGACCCAGACGTTTCTCAGAGCACCAAAGAGAAGGTGAATGCGGCCATGGGCTTGTTTAACACGACAAGAGGCAAAAGCTACCGCAGCGTGAACGACGTGAAGAATAAACAGATTCTTGAATACACCAAGAACGGAACGCTGCTTACACGTACCTCTTATAAGAATGCCGATGAGCGCAGAGCTATTCTTTACAAGCAGAAGCTTTATCGCGATAATGACGATATGATGTCGCTGATGGGCTACGCAAGGATGAAGGATATGCAGTTCATAGATGATGATGGAACTGTCACTAATCTAGCGTTTAGATTCCTTAAAGAAAACGGATATGACGAGAATAAGGATATTACAGACACGAATAATGCCCGACTGATTAATGAGTTGCGCAACCAGAAGAGTGCGCTCTATCTTGACTGGGAAAAGTATGCGGACAAAAACGGCTTGCTTGGCTACCTCAGATCAGAAAGCAAAGGTTATACTAATAACTTCATGGCTTCTATCAAAGAACTTCTTGGTAAAGAAGGAAGCATTGTTATTGATATTGACAAAATCATGCGCAAGGACCCAATGAAGCGTACTGATGAGGAGAACAGAATCTTCTATCATGTGAAGAGAGCACTCGAAGATGAGCTTTTCCCTAGCTGGAGACCACACGCAGACCAGTCTGCAAGCCAAGGTAAGACGGTTGCCGAGGAGCATAGTCTGGGAACGGATAACCCGGATAGCGGCGTGGTAGTTGATGAGTTGCGCAATCTTCGCAACGCAGAACAAGCCCTTGATGCAGCGATGGATAGCAACGATGTGTTCAAGCAAACCTTTGAGAAATTGCACCAGCAGGGCTTGACACCGGCACAGATTTACGATGCACTCATTCAGAATGGATTGATCGAAGAAGAGTTGACCCCACTTGCCCAATATATTAATGCGAATGCCAGAGTGCAGGGTATGCAGCAGGCTACTGCTGATGCTATAGAGGAAAACGTGAAGAGTTTTATTTCTGATTGGAGCTATCACGGAACATTGAACGGTCAGGCGATGAATGGCGAGCAGGCTCTGTATGTTCAAGACAGCAGCGGAAGAACACTTCTTGTTGGTTCGGGTGATGTTGCTTTCGACCAGACAACAGGTAGAGCCAAGGAAGGCAGCGGTGATATGCTTGTCTGTCTGGACCCTAATACCAAGGAATTGGTTTATGTGAAGGCAGATGAGGTTACTCTGTCTCAGAATCAGCCTATCGACCAGTTTGCTGCAGAATATCGTCAGAGATTACAGATGAAGAACTCTGAGCCTTACAATCAGGCGGCACAGGAGCAGGCTATGCTGGATGCTGCCAAGCCTCAGCAGGAGGAGAAGGCACCACAAGATAATACCACAAAATCGGAAGATAGTACCACAAAAGAGGGTGATTTAACAAAAGTTGATACCACTTTAACAAAAGTTGATACCACATCGGGCGAAGATAATACCACAAATGAGAACTTAGCACCACAAGAGCAGCCTCAACCTAGCAGAAAGTTTGCCGATGGTTCCGATGTTCCTATGGCTACGGACAGTAAGGGAAGACCTACGCCAGACTATGCTAGTATGACTCCTGAGCAGAGTGCGGAGATTCTTACTGAGGATTTCGGGGAGAATGCTGAGAAGGTGGTGGACGGACAGATTAAGAAAGCTGAGAATGCTTTGAAGGATGCCGAGAAGATGAAGGTGGACTATACCGCCGAGCCTAACGACATCATGGAGCAGGAGGCTTTGAAGAACCAGACCATTGAAGCTGCCAAGAAGCAGTTGGACCACGCTCAGAATATCAAGAAGGCTATGACTGCCAAGAAGGTTGCGGAGACCGTGGGCACACCTGAACAGGTGGAGGGCGCACATGAAGCTGGTAGCGTGGCAGGACAGAAGTTTGTGAATGCGCCTAGACTGGTGGGCAACAAGCGCACAAGAATGCTGCCTGACGGAGAAACCAAGATTAAGGGGCACTATGAGATTGTTCCGGCTGAAAGTCTTACTCCTTCTCATGATGTGAACAATGACTATAAGAAATCGGAGGGATTTCCTACCGATGCTGAGGGCAGAACCGTGAATGACCGTGACTATGAGCACGACAAGGCGGCTCAGCAGAATACGGACCAGATTGCCCGAAAGTATAACGGTATGGCTATCGAGCAGGTGCCAGTGGTATCTGACGAGGGTATCGTTTATGATGGCAACGGTAGAACCATGGCAGGACAGAAGGCGGCAAAGGACGGCACGGACGGCGAATACATCAACGACCTTCTGGAGAATGCCGAGAACTTCGGCTTTACTAGAGAGCAGATTGAACAGAGCGGAATCGAGCATCCTCGTCTAGTAATGGTGACGGATGAGAGATTGCCTTACGATGCAGCTACCTTCGCTAAGTTCAACCGAAACGAGAAGAAGACTCAGAGTAATACCGAACAGGCGGTTGCAAAGGCTAAGACCTTGACTTCTGACGAGGTAGGCGCGATTGTTGCAGAGATTGAGGGAAATGGCTCTCTTGATGCTTTCTTTAACAATTCCAAGGCAATAAATGACTTGGTGAAGACGTTAGTAGATAAAGGCATCATCGGACAGAACGAGGTGGCACAGATGATGGATAGTCCTGAGCGACTTTCTGCACAAGGCAGGGAGTATGTGAAGAACCTTCTTTTGGGTTCTATCTTCAAGCCAGAGACTATCAGAATGCTGGGCATCGACTCTACGGTGAAGAATAAGGCTATCAACGCTATCCGCTCGGTAATGGACAACATGAAGCTGGGTGAGTTCTCTCTTCGTGATGAGATTGATCAGGCTATACAGTTGCTCTATGAGGCAAGACAGGGCGGTAATAAGGTTGATACGCTGCTGAGAACACCAGACATGTTCGGTGAGGATGCGGCTAAGCGTTACTCTTCTATCTCTCAGATGATGGCTTTAGCCTTGGAGGGCAAGGTTTCTGATTTCAGAGATTTGCTTGACGAATACAACCGCATCGCTAAGGCTAGAAATACTGGCGAGGGCAACATGTTTGAGGCAGCTCCTACCAAGGAAGAGTTAATTAATGAGTATTTGAACTTTAAAAAATGGCAAGATTATGGAACAGGACATTCAGAAATTGAAGGAAGCCATGATGTTTCAGGCGTTGGAGAACCTCAACAGGAAGCATCAGGAGGAAATGAACCAACAGAAGCAGGAACAGAACCAGAACGACCAAGAGTAGAAGAACCAGACGACTTAGTAAACAAAGAACTTGAAAGTCGTATTAAGGTTACTGATGAGGAAACCGAGACTCCATCAAAGTACGGTCCTATCATGAAGCAAAAGATTCTGATTGATGGAGACAAGGAAGTGGTGAAGGTAGATGAACCTAACGACAAGGGCGAATACACTGGGTCTTACTATGAGTATGATGGCAAGAAGTTTGGCGATCTGAATGAGGTTACTGAGTATATTGACAGCAAGAAAGAAGAAGGTCCTCTCCCACTCCTTCCAAAGGAAGAGAACCCAGACCCTACTTTTGACCCGATTGCGGCGGCCGCCCAGGAATTCAAGAAGGAGCATCCTCTGACTGAGGAGGAGATCATGAAGGCAGACGTGGATGATTTGTCCAAGGATATGGCTCTTGATTATCTTAATGGTGAGGTGACGGATGATTTGCATCGTGCTATCTATGAAAGCATCTTTGCCAAGACTAGAGGGCAGAAGACTGAACCAAAGGTTGAGACTCCTAAAACGGAACCATCTGCTGACCCTATGGAAGGAATCAAGAATGCAGCAGAAGGATTCGAGAAGGAGAAGAAAACTAAGGCTGAGACTGAAAAGAAGCCTCAGCAAACTGCTGACGATGCAGCAGTAGCGGCTTCAAACAAGAAGGTTAATGACCTTTGGGATATGCTCAAAAATGCCGGCAAGGATGAAATATCAGCTTCGTTTGTTGGTCTTAACTCTAGACAGCTGGAAGTATTGCCTAAGCTGGTGAGCGCCATGGCAGAAAATGCTTATCTGAGAATCAAGAGAGGCATGCATAATCTTGAAGACGTGGTGAAGGAAATGCGCAAGGAATTTGCTCCTGCTGCCAAGCTCTTCAAGAAGGAAGACGTGGATGCTATCTATGAGCAGATGATGAATATCCGCTATCGCGATGGCGAGCAGCGCATGAGCTTGAAGGATTGGGCTGACTACTACGAGAAGACTTCGCCTAAGCATCAGGAGAATCTGGTGGGTGACTCCAAGACTGCCGAGGAAAGGAAGCAGGCTGAGAAAAAGTTTATTGATGTCGTGAACCTACAGTTGGGCTTCAAACATAAGTTTAACGGTATCGTTGAGCTGAGAAAGATAGCTGAGAGAGTTGGTTTGAAGGATATTAAGGATACAGACCTTCAGGAGCTTGCAGAAACTGCTATTGTTAAGCGAGCAAGAGGTATCGCTTCTTCTGAATCAACCAACGATGCCGTGAAGTTTGAACGTATCAAAACACTCTATGAGAATCAGCCTAGCCTCAACCAGCGTGATTCTGAGCGAGTGATGAAGCAGCAGTACTCTACCCCTGCCCCTTACGCCTTCCTTGCAGACATGTATGTGAAGGGCAAAGGTAAGGTGATTGACAGCGCCCTTGAACCAAGTGCCGGCAACGGTATGCTTACCATCGGTCTGCCAATGGATAAGGTACATGTGAACGATATTGATGCCCAGCGATTGGCGAACCTGAGAAGACAGGGCTTCAAGAACGTGACCAGTCAGGATGGAACCCAGCCTTTTGCAGACAAGGACGTTGACGTGGTGGTGACAAATCCACCATTCGGTAGTGCTACCCCTAAGGAGTATGACGGCTACAAGATTTTTTCTTTGGAAGGACAGATGGCTATCAATGCCTTGGAGAGCATGAAGGACGATGGCCGTGCTGCCATCATCATTGGCGGCAAGACGGAATACGCCAAGAACGGAAGTCTGAATCCGAAGGATAAGGCTTTCCTTGGTTATCTCTATAGCCACTATAATGTGGAGGACGTGATTAATGTGGATGGTGGTCTCTATGCAAAGCAGGGAACCAGCTATCCTACACGTATTATATTAATAAACGGAAGACGCTTGAACGAGAATGCCTTTCCACCAGTAAAGGATAAGGCTAGAGCAGAGACCGTGAAAGATTATGACGAACTTTATAAACGAATTGAAGATGATATACTACGAGGTGAACGGATGGATTCTTCCATCAGAGGAGAAACAAGAAGTGCTCAACCAGAACTTGATCAACAAGGCGCTGCTGGTACTCCTAAAGAGAGAGTACGAACAGGAGAACGAGGAGGAAGCAAACCAGATGGTGAGCGAGAGTCTGACCTATTTGACTCCACTTCCGTATCAGGAACCCATGATGACTTGGAAAATCAACGAGGAACCGAGCCAAGACAAGATGGAGGACTTTCTGATGGAGATAGTAGAGCAGACGGAACAGGGGCAGAGCCTTCTCCAAGCAAAGAACCAACCACTGGAACCAATGAGCAGCGAGGAAATGGATCAGGAGGAGCTGGACGGAATGACGCTCAGCCAAGTACTGATGAACCTGCCAACGCCGGGAGCGGAAGCGGACCACGGGGACAATTACAGCGGGTGGACAAATCCGTACGTGGACTAAGTACAGAGAAAGTTACCTATACCCCTAAGAGTGGAAATCCATTCACTCTGAAAGCAGTTATGCCTGCCGACCAGCAGGAGGCGGTGAATAAGAATCTTGAAAAGTTGGGCGATGCCGACCAGTTCCTTGTTGATGAACTGGGCTATAATGATAAGGATGATTTATATTCTCATCTTGCTGCAGAGCAGGTTGACTCTGTAGCCCTTGCCTTGCAGCAGGCAAAGAAGGGCAACGCCTTCATTATTGGAGATATGACCGGTATCGGTAAGGGAAGACAGGCTGCTTCGCTTATCAGATACGCCAAGAAACAGGGGCAGGTTCCTGTATATTTCACCAAGACAGCAGGATTGCTGAGCGATGTTTATCGTGACTTGGTGGATATTGGCAGCCCAGACCTAAGACCATTTGTATTCGGTAGTGCCAAGGAAGCTGCCATTACCGACTCAGACGGAAAAGTTGTATTTGCTTTGCCATCGAAGAGCGAGGTGAAGCGTGTGCTCGACTACATCGAAAAGAACGGAAAGCTGCCAGACGAATATGACTATGTATTGACTACCTATAGTCAGGTAAGCAATGGTGTTTACGAGTTTGACGAGAATGGTGCCCGAAAAGAGAAGAAACTTGCGAAGGGTAAGACTTTCGGCGCTGCTGCCCTTAGCGGACAAAGAAGACGTGATGCTATTGAAAAACTGATGGGGAACGCCTATCTTATCCTTGACGAAAGCCACACGGCTGGTGGCAATAGCGGTCAGGGAAACTATTTCCAACACATTATTCAGAAGGCAAAGAACGTTACCTTCTTCTCTGCAACCTTTGCCAAGAGACCAGACAACATGCCTATCTACGCTTTGCGTACTGCCATGAACGAGGGCGGTATGAAATCATCCGATTTGATTGATGCGGTAAAGCGTGGTGGTGCAACCTTGCAGGAGATTATGAGCCAGACCTTAACACAATGCGGTCAGATGATTCGCCGTGAACGAGATATGACTGGCGTAACCATCGACTGGAAGGCGATTGATGATCCTGAGCGAGTACAGGAACAGCGAGAACAGTATGATAGTATCATCGGTTTGTTTAATGATATTATCAATTTCCAAAAGAAATACGTTTCAAGTTACGTTGATGAGCGTAATGATGAGCTGGCTGCCATTCAGTCTACCATGGGAATCAAGAAGGGTACGGCTGCCCTGGGAATCAAGAATCAGCCTTTTGCCAGCAAGGCGTTCAATACCGTTCAGCAGGTTCTTCTCTCTCTGAAAGCGAAGTCTGCTGCAGAACGTGCCATCGACTATTTGAAGCAGGGTATGAAGCCTGTGATTGCGTTGAACAATACTAACGAATCGCAAACTGGCAATCTTGCGCTTGGTGAGGAAATGGACGCACCAGACTTGGGCACATCTTTGAAGAAGGGTCTGGAGGGTACACTTCGCTATACTCAGAAGGACGCAAAGGATAATAGCGAAAGCGGCTACATCAAGCTTTCTGATTTGGGCGATGAGGCAGTTGAGGCTTATCACGAACTGGAGAAGAAGATTGAGCAGACAAGTACCGGTCTTTCCCTCTCTCCTATTGATGTTATCAAGAACGAACTGCAGAAGGCAGGTTATAAGGTTGGCGAGCTGACCGGTAGACAGACCGAGTTTGTTTATAACGACAACGGAACAGTTACCAAGGTGAAGCGTGCTGATACAGACAAGAAGAAACTCGCGCGCGACTTTAATGATGGCAAGATTGATGCGCTTATTCTCAACAAGAGTGCAGCAACCGGTATTTCCCTTCATGCTTCGAGCAAATATAAGGACCAGAAGAAGCGTGTGATGATCGTGGCGCAGCAGCAGCTTGACGTAAACGATGAGGTTCAGATGCGTGGACGTATCGACCGAACCGGTCAGGTGGCTAGAGGTGCATACGAGTATGTGGTTTCCCTTATCCCTGCCGAGCAGCGACTGCTGATGATGTTTAAGGCTAAGTTGAAGTCTCTTGATGCCAACACAACTTCTTCCCAGAAGAGTAAGTTTAACGAAATGGAAGTTGCCGATATTACCAATAAATATGGCGATAAGGTGGTTCGTGAGTATATGGCAGAGCATCTTGACATTTATGCTCGCATGGCTGATCCATTCGGATGGGAAAAGAGTAATGGTGATGATTTGTCTAGAATTGACCCACAGACTCTTGTTGCTAGCGGTGGCGGTGTTGGTGATGGCGAAGCTGGTGCCGATGCAAGCAAGTTGCTTGGGCATATGGCTCTGCTGAGAGTTTCTGAGCAGGAGAAGATGTTGCAGGAGATTGGCGAGCTTTATGCCAACGAGATTCAGCGACTCAACGAAATGGGCGAGAATGACTTGGAGATTACCGAGCTGCCTTTGAAGGCTAAGACTCTTCACAAGGAAGTTTGGAAGCAGGGTGCTGAGCCGGGCGGCGATAACGCCTTTGCCGACAATACCTATATAGAAAAGGTGAACATGGCCATCTTGAAGAAACCGATGAAGGCTTCTGAGGTGAAGGCTTCGCAGGATGGTTTGACTGGCGGTAAGACTTGGGATGAATATAAGACCGAGAAGAAGGCTGCCGTGAAGGAGTACTTCGACCAGAAGATTGCGGACGAGACTCAGAAGTATGAGGAGCGTGCCGTGAAGGCTGCAACCAAGGCTAAGGAGAAGTATATCAAAGATGCTAAGAAGGGTCAGAAGGATTCGGGCATGAGCGATGAGCAGATTGATAAGATGGCAGGCTATCAGTATGATAACATCTACAATCAGGAGAAAGATAAGCTGAACGATGTGGTGAAGAACCTGAAAGCCAAGGCTGAAATGTTTGAGCGTGTGCTTGATACCTTCGATACTAACGGCGCTTTCGTTCTGCCTATGGATATGAACAATCCAAACGAGTTGAGCGGATTCGGCAACAGTTACGGTAGACTTATTGACATCAAGATTACGGATAACTACTCGCCTAACGCCTCTTCGGTTTCCTTCGCTACCTTGGATGGCAGAAGAAAGATTACTTTCCCTATTGCCGGCAAGGTGGGTTCCGGTGAAAACAAAGTGGATATTATCGGTTCTATCGACCGCATGACCAAGCAGGCTGCCGGTATGGGGGACAGCCATCTCAGAGTATTGAACCAAAACTTTGATAACTGGGATAGACTGACTAGCAATGAGAGCCGCAAGAATGGCTATATCGTGACCGGTAACCTGATGCAGGCTTTGGTTGACAGCAAGGATCAGGGCTTGGGCGGTCAGCTGGTGAAATATACTACAGATACTGGCGAGGTAAAAACTGGTATCTTGATGCCAGACCGATTCGACCCTAAGGGCTTGACAACGGATGCACCTATCAACAGCGTGGCTGAAAAGTTTGAACTTTCTTCTTGGCATGGTGGTATTGACGAGGTTACTTCATCGGATGGTGAAGTAAAGGTGAAGCGCATAGACAACAATCGTGGCTACTACTATGAACTTCGTGTACCGAAGAGCAAGGCGAAGGGCGGCAAGTACTTCATGGATGAAGATTTGCTGAAACTGGTTAATGGCAACAACTTCGAAACCAGAGGCAACAGTATGCTTGCTGAGTTTAAGCCAGAGCAGTTGAAGCCAGTACTGGACCGCCTGTCTAAGATGGGCGTGAAGGTGCAGGAGGAGCGCAATACTTCTGAGGATGAAGGCACCCACTTCCGTGAGGACCGAGGCTTGCAGTATTCTAAAACAGATACAAAAGATGTTAAGAAAGGTAGAATCATTCCGGAAGATGTAGATAAAACCGTATCTTCGCAGATTGAAAAGAAGTTTGATTCTGCCATTGGAGACATTGTAGAGCATGCAGAAGACAGAGACAAGTCTAGACTTGTTGATGATGCAGACTATGCCGTGGAGGAGTTTTCCAATCTTGGCAGAAGCGTTATAGAATATTACAAGAATGATTATGAACGAAAAGTTGAAAAGTTATCAGGACAGCATACCGGAGGACATCTTGGTGGTAAGAATGACGGTAAGGGAAATAGAGGCTCTTATCTACTCCAATATTATAAGACCATTCTCGCCGTCGCTGACAGAGAACTTGCCTATAGAGACGCTAGAGCAAAGAATCTCAGAGAGACTTGGGGATTGCAACCAGGAGGAACGTTTTTACTTGGAGACGTTGAACGAATTTTTAAAGAAACAAATCGAGATAAAGAAAAGGCTAAACTCTTCCAGAAAGTTCTCGATATAAACAAGCGTCTTGGCGTAAGCATCAAGGTAAGTGCCGAGAGTCCAAAGAAGAGATCAGGAGAAGCAGACATCTATAGAAACATTGATTTGTATATTGATGGTCTGACAAAGACCAAGGCTCCAGACTACGCCGCCCCTACTATTATGCTGCATGAAATGATTCATGAGGTAACAATGGGTGCTATCAATCTCGTTAAGAAAGGCAAGGCTGATGGCATGCTGACTCCTAAGCAGATAGAGGGCGTTAAGACTATCCTCGAAATCTATGACAAGGTGAAGGACGATAAGGAACGCTTCAAAGAAGAGCCTTACGGTCTGTCTGATGCTTACGAGCTGACTGCTCAGATGGCAGATTCTAGACAGAGAAAGGCCATGGACCTGTCTATCTGGGATAAAGTTGTGAATGCAGCACATGAATTTGCAAGAAAGGGCGACCGTTCTATCCTACAACGCTTGAAGGATGCTTGGAAAAAACTCTTTGAGGTTTCAGAGAAGGATAAGATGGATAATGCTATCAACGACATCATGGATGATTTCAATGAAACCATTGATGATATTTCCATGAATGATATTGAGCAGGACGGATTTGCCTATAAGGTTACAGACAAGGACGAGCTGGACCGCCTCAACAAGGAGAAGACTTTCAGAATGTATAGCGGAATGCAGGAGGTTGATGGTAAGCTTTACTCCCCTATGGCTGCTATCATTGACGGTAAGCGTACTGATGCTACAGAGATTGGTGCTTGGATGGGCGCAGACGAGCGACCAGACCTTGTGAAGAACGGCAAGTTTACACTTGTGAAGACTGACAAGAATAAGGGTGTTGGCGAGGGCGATGTGCCTGCTGCCTACAATCCTTATATGCACACTTCCACTTCTATGATGAACGACCAGTTTACCGGTGCTTACGCTAGAGGCAACATCAAGGTTGTAGAATGGGAGATTCCGGAGAGCGAGAAGACTAGCGGCTATCACGCTGAGGGTGCTAAGGATGCCGTGGGTCTTGTGCCATGGCACTCTGGTTCCGTGAACAGTCTTCTTCCGAAGGACAGACAGAGACAGGTGATGTTGTCACGCTGGAGAAAGGCGGTGAGAGTGGTTCCTGATTCTGAGGTAGCAGAGAGTATCGCTGAGCAGTTGAAGGGTACAGGCTTGGCTATCCCTTGGAATGTGGTTACTCCTAATCAGGTTAGGGAGTTGGCTAAATTGGGCGTTCCTATCACTACCGTTGAATCGGGAAGACAGGCTCCTGAAACCAAGGAGAAGTTCTTGCAGCAGATGGCTGATTTGGAACAGGAGTTCCCTCAGGCTAAGTTCGTTAACGTGAAAATGACAAAGGATGCCTTTAAGGAATGGGGAAAAGACGGCGGTACCAAGTTCCGCACGGACCATGGTGATGGCAACTACCCTACTTCATCGGTTGAGAACCATATCGAAAAGGTGGCTCAGAAGACTGGTGCAAAGGTGAACATGGTTTCATCGGTTGATGAAATCACCAACAAGGCAGCTAAGGCTGCTATTGAGGAAGGCAGAAAGATAACTGGCTGGTATGACGAGAAGACTGGCGAGGTGCATCTTTACATGCCTAATATCCACGACAGATATACTGCCGAGAAGACCATCTGGCATGAGGTGGTTGGACACAAGGGAATGAGAGAGTTATTTGGTGATGAACGATTCGACAAGTTCCTTCGTGAAGTTTGGTATGACTTGGATAAGCCAGAGAATGCGGCTTTGAAGAAGCTGGTGGATGAGGAGAGAAAGTTCAATCCTCTTAATATCTATGATGCCATTGGGGAAGGTATCGCGCGACTCGCCGAGGATGGCAAGGGTGAAGCTGGCTTCTGGAATGGTATCAAAAACAAGGTATCTGATTTCCTTCATGAAATCGGTTATCGTATTGCTCCTAATACTAAAGATGTGAAGTATCTGCTCTGGTTGAGCAAGAACTTGCAGAAGAATCCGAATGATCCTTATTGGAAACTGAGAGCCGAGGCGGTGAAATACCGTCTCGACCATGAGCGTATGCCTGCTGTTGTAGCTCACGATGGTATGTTCTACGGCAACGATGGCAAGGTTCGAAGTATGGAGAGTCTTACCAAGAGTGAGTGGGATGAGGCTACAGACGGACAGATTCACTCCCGCACTACCCCATCTGCCGGCACAGCTCTTGACAGATACCACCGTTCGCTGGACGAGCACGGTTATATGCTCACCGAGAGCTATATGGACAATATGCTTTCGTTGAAGAAGCTGATGAATGCGATTGTGCCAGACAAGAAGATTGAGGATATTGCCTCTTCTGAGAATCCTTATATACTGCAGAATACCATGCAGGGTGCGATGAGCAATGCGGCTCAGATGTTTGAGCGCAACGTGATGAAGCCTCTTGATAAGGCCATGGCTGACGTACTGGATGCTTTTGATGGCAAGAAGGATGATGAGAAGATAAGAAACTTCAATCTCTACATGATTACCAAGCATGGCTTGGAGCGAAACCGTATCTTTTATGTGCGTGATGCCTTGAAGTATATGCGCATGAACGAGAAGACCAAGAAGCTAGCTGATACTGTGGAGTTCGATTGGAACAACGAGAAAGCTACCCTTGACGAGAAATTGGAGCGTGGAGACATCGACTTGAAGACTTATTATGAGCGCATGGACGATTTCATCCGTACCTACGTGGATAGTGACAATAAGTTTGATGCTGGCGAACATGACTATTCGGGTATTCACGCTATACAGGAAGTGGCTAAGTCTTCTGATCCTTACGATGATGCAGAGGCTATTCAGAGCGTGATGGATTCAGAAGCAAAGATGGAGAGTATCAAGAAGGGGTCTGTTAAGGACTATTGGGATAAGGTGAAGGCTGCCACCCAGTATTCTATTGATACTGACTATAAGAATGGTCTTATCAGCAGAGAGCTTTACGGTCATGTATCTGATATGTTCAACTGGTATGTGCCTTTGAGAAAGTATGATGAGGCTACTGCAGAAGATACTTATGGCTACATTACTGAGCAGGGCGACCCGAAGAGTTACATCGGAAGCACGATCATGAGAGCGAGAGGACACAAGTATCTGAGTGAAACAAACGTGCTGGCGCAGATTGGTGCGATGGGCAACAGAGCCATCAAGAATGGTGGTATGAACGCTATCCGTCAGGCATTTGCAAGATTCGTAAGAAACAACTCGAACAATAATCTTGTGACGGAGACTAGGGTTTGGTACGCCGATGACCCTATCACTCACACCACCGTGGAGCGTTACCCAGACATTCCCGAGGACGCTACGGCTGATGAAATAAATCAGATAGTAGCAGACTTCAATATGGAAATGAAGGATTTGGAATCAAAGGGGTTGGCGACAAAGGTGTATCGAAGAGGAAGAATCGGTTATAAATTCCAGAGAGCAGAGAACAAATCACAGCATATCGTAGACGTGAAGATTGCCGGAAGGACCCATTCTTTTATTATCAACGGAAATCCTAGAGCAGCGCAGGCGTTGAATGGATTGCTGGAGAACTCGGGCGCAAAGGGTATCATGAAACCATTGAGTTCTATTTCAAGAATGATGGCGCAGTTGTGTACATCTTATAACCCTGAGTTCGTGATGCGAAACATCATGCGTGATGCAGAGTTTGCATCTAGCAACGTTACTTCCAAGGAAGGTGCTAGATATGGTGCGCTCTGGGCGAAGTACTATGCGCAGCTGGGCTTGTATAAGGGCGCTTCACAAATCAGTTTCAAGGATTTGAGCGGAACGACTGGCTTGGGCTTGTTTGCCAAGTATCGAAACGGAACACTTGATACTTCTGACAAGGTTCAGAGATATTTCAAGGAGTTTATGGAGAACGGCGGCGAAACCGGTTGGGTTCAGATCAAGAACATGCAGGATTGGACCAAGGAGTACAAGAAAGATGTGAAGAGCGAAAGAAGCAAGATTGACAAGGGCGGTGCTGCCCTTCGTGACTTCTTCTTCGGTAATCTGGCGAACATCAACGAGGTGGCTGAGAATATCGCCCGATTCGCTACCTATTGTGCGAGCCGAGACAGTAACCGCTCTATCATCCGTTCGGTCTATGATGCGAAGGAGGTATCTACCAACTTCAACCGCCATGGTAGCGGCGATGCCATCAAGAGTTTCAAGAATGGAGAAATGACAGGCGGCAAGGCGGCTGCAAGATGGGCTTACGGATTTACGGCTAGATATCTGAGACATTGTTCTATGTTCTTCAATGCCGGTATTCAGAGTACCAATCTGCTGGTGAAGAACTTGAAGAATCATCCTGTGGGTACTTCTATCAACATGCTTGCCATTCCTTTTGCCCTCGGAGCTTTGGCTGCACTTGGTAACAATGTGCTGATCGCGAGTGAGGATGAGAAGGACAGAAAGGGAGTGAAGGACCCATACGGCGAGTTGCCTGACTACGTGAGAAGAAACAATCTCTGCATCTACAAGGGCGGCGGCCAGTTTGTTACTATTCCGCTTGCTATTGAGTTGAGAGCCTTTTATGGTCTTGGCGACTTGGCGGCTGGCTTGACCTTCTCGCCAAACGTGAGCGGACAGAAGAACCCTGCCTTGGATGCCGTAGGCTGTATGTCGCAGCTTGTGCCAGTGATGGACTATCTCGGTAACTCTTCGGCTGGCAAGGAGCCTTTGAACGAGACGATCAAAGCTATCTCTCCTTCTGCCCTATCTCCTTTCGTGGAATGGGAGTTAAACACCGACTGGAAGGGTGCGCCGATTGAAAGACGTGGTGACTGGAATGAAAATTCCCCTGCTTGGCAGAGAGCCTACAAGGGTGTACCTGATGGTTATCTGGCTGTGAATAAGTTTGTGAATGCACAGACCAACGATGTAGCCAAGGGTAATGAAGATATGCTGGGTAATAGTTTCCTGGATATGGTAACGAACCCTAGTATGCTGAATCATTACATCGGTGGTCTTGGCGGTGGTGCTGCTACCTTTACTGAGCGAGCTATCGGTGTTATCAAACACGGTAAAGATACGGAAACAAAGGACATTCCTTTCCTTCGCTCCCTACTCTATACGCCTAGCGAGCAGAGCAGCTTGCAGCGAACCAAGAGCAAGTGGTATAACTACAAGGACGAAATGGAGAAGACCATGGCCAACGTGGACCGCCTGAAATCGAAGAACGTTCCGATTGACAAGAGAATCACGAATATCGGGGAGTATTTCCACTTCCAAAACTCCAAGGAGGCTGCCAAGGTTAGAATCATCGAGCTGGCAGAGAAGCAGATGAAGCGATGGAAGAAACTCAGAGATAAATCTTCTGATACCGAGAGCATCAACTTCGCTAATCAGAATATTGACAGAATCATGATGGATGCGGTGGATGAACTGGATAGATTGGAATAATATAAAAAAGGGAGTTGGCGCAAGGCTCACTCCTTTTTTTCTCCTTTTGTTAATTTAATTGCATCTGACCCATAAACACATTTAGGGCAAAAAGCAGTTTGCAAATCAAAATGCACACAGCAAATAAAAACACAAAAGTAACTGATGCTCCCATAATAAATGACCTATTAATTTTTATAAGCTGTACCTAAATATCTTGCACTAATCTTGTGCCTATTTGAAGTAACATATACTTCAATGTATGTGCGATTATCATTCTCATTCTCTTTAATCCACACATAAGAAGATGATTTATCCATTTCTTTCGCAGGTAGAACTAATTCGTAACTTTCGACTGCTCCATTATGTTGTTGCTTTGTTACTGATGCTTCAGGCGATTCATAGGCGGACAAATAACACTTCTTGCCTAACTCGCAATCTAAATTATATACATCCAAACAATCCTCTCCAGAATATAAATGAACACTCCACTTGCTGTAGCGGACTTTATCTATTGGATATTCCTTTCCATCTACAGTAAATACATTACGGATTTCTTGTTCTCCGTCATCGCTGCTACATGCACATAATGACAGAACTGCCATTAGGATAAATAATAATTTCTTCATGAATCAATGTTTTATGCGTTTGTAATTTCTGGGTGCAAAGGTAGGGATTTTTTTGATAGGTTGTATCGGGATTGGGGGGATTTTTGCGTAGTTTAGACTTTGGATAAATAAGATGGGACTCAGCATAAAATGCTGAGGAACGGGGGCTAGAGGGGGCTTTTCTTGCTTGCGGCGGCTTGACAGAGGGAGCCTAGGAGATAGCAGGGTTCTTCGGTATACATATTTATAAGGAACTGCTCGGATATATGCTGAACTACATGGAGCATTTCGTGGGTGAGGCTGTTTGTGTACTCACCTTTTGAGGTGGTCCAGCCTATTACTACTATCGTTTTTCTGGTATCTATGTTGGAATAGGTTATGCCTTTGTTGGGTTCGCCTTCGAGCACGAGATTACAGGCATCTTCGAGAGGAATGCCGGCGCATCCCAAATCCCGAAGATGCCTTCTTACCTTCATGGCATCCTTTGAGTGGACATCGTACATTACATGTACTGTCCAGTCATACCTTTCCAAGTAAATCTCCTGCTCAGTCAAAACTATAAACTTTAAACTATCAACTATAAACTACAATATCTCTTCCCAAGGAATGCCTATGCCATTGAATGATGTATCTGCATAGAAGCGGTTGAAGATGAAACCGTCCTGCTGATCCTCATCATCTACGTAGTCTTTGATGAACTGGGCCATCTGCTTTTCTTCTGTTATAGACGAGCCGTAGAAATCAGCCAGACACATGTGTGCGATGTAAACCGCATCATAGCCCACATTATTCTCCAGCACGATGTTATTCTTTTTCAAGATTTCCTCAATATCATCCTTGCTCATCATGCGGATAGGCTTACCATTTTTCCGCATCTGCTTTACTGCCCACTCGCACATCTTCTTATTGAAGTGCCAACCATTGTAGCGAAGGTAAGCCCTCATTTCCTCTGGCTGATAATCGTAGGCGTTCAAAGATTGTCTGTATTTTCTTTCCATAATCTTTATGTATTTAAGAAAGGGGTATGCCCACTTTTGAGCACACCCCAAACTAGTTAGTAATCTTCTCCGTAATCACTTCTGTAATCACGTCCACGGTCTTCACGTTGGCGCATGTCGTCGTACTCTTCATGCTCTCGCATACCACTTCTGCCTCCACGACCTCTGTAATCGGGCATGCGGTTGCGCTCGCCGTATCGGTCACGTCTGCCTTCACGCTTCATTTCGCCTAGGCAGTTCATCGCCTTATCCAAGTAGCGCAAGCCCTTCTCCACGTTCTCATACAAGCCATCAAACTTGTCTTCTGTAATCTCAACCATTATCATAATTCTAAGATTTTTAAAGTGAATAGATAGGAGATTACTTGTTTATCGCCTGTTGGAGCAATCCCATCATCTTGTCGAGCTTGCCCTCCATGCCAGAAACTTTGCCTTCAAGCTTGCTGATCTTCTCAGTCTGTTCCCTCTCCTTGGCTATCTGGGGGTTGAGCTGCAGTAGCATTCCCTCACAAGAATCAACGACTTTCTTGTGGTAATCTACGCTCTCCAGTATCGCCTTGGATTGTCTCAGCATCGTATCGACTTCTGCACTCATGGCTTCCTTGTTGTCGCTCACAACAAGATTCTTATCGTTTGCTATCTGTCCGTTAGCAGGTAGCTGTTTGAAATCCACCTCCTCATCGTTCAGCTTCACCTTCACATCAACCACAGTTTCCATAGGCTGAGGCGTGAAGCCGTTATTAAAGGTAGGGTATTTCGTCTGAGGATTGCTGACCGAAACAACCTGACCAATCTGCAAGTTCGGGTTCTCGCCCTTATCTAGGACATAGAATAAAGAATTTGTTCTTAAACCTTGAAACATAATGTAATCTCCTATTATCTATTCTGTTTGTTAAACAATACCCGTCATCAGCTGAAGGGTGTTAGTGTCTCTCTCAAACCAGAGCTGAACCACTCCAGTTCCCGGCACGTCTGCAACCGTCAATGCCTCACCATCGAATTTGGTTACGGCTTGGGTTACGCCGTTGGTCTCGAAAAGGATAGGCAGCGTACCAGTCGTTCCAGTCGGAATAGCCTGTTTCAGATTTACGAAAATCGTTCCTCTGTAGTTGGCATTCACGAAGGCGTGGTTTTTAAAGGTGAACACCACATCGGCAGTATTCACCTTCACGCCTGTTGAAGCGATAGCCGCCGAACCGTTACGATTCACCCAAGTAAAAGGTCTTAACCATAACATAGCAGCCTCCTTTCTTTAACCCCAGAATCCTGCACCATTAGCAGCATTCAGTCCGTACAAACCAGCCTGATAAGCCACGCAGTTAGGAACCGCAGTGAATGGGCTGTAAGGAGTGGTTACTGTCTCCGGCAGCTTGCACTTGATACCTGCCACCTCGTTCTGCAAACCTGACAGAACTTGATTGATTGGTGCTACAGCCTGACCCACGATTTGTGAAGTCATTGCGGAAGCCTTGAAGGTACTGTTCTCCTCACGCAGAGCATCAATCTTGTTCTGCATTTCGCGCATCTCAGCCTGCTTCTGACCGTCAACGATGGTCTGAGTGCTTTCCTTGATAGCGTTATGCAAATCGCAAGTCTGTCGCTGAGTCTCGTAAGCTACATTGGAGAAGCCACGTTCCTGACCTACAGCCACGTTGTTGATGGCATTCTGCAAGGTTCCAGTCTGCTGACACATCGCCAACTTGATATTGCCGTCCATGGCGGTAATGTTGTTGTTGGTCTTGCAGCAACATTCTGCCAACTGGGTAGCAATCGCGTTGTTACCCTGCATGATGGCGGTCAATACCTGATTAGCAGTCATGCCCATCTGGTTGCCGACACCGCAAATCTCCTTGCTTACACCGTTGATGGCAGCGATAACGTTACCGGTAGTAGTGTTGAGAGCAGTAGCAAGCGACTGAACATCGAAGCCATTGCGCTGAACTGCCTGCATGATAACAGCCGTATTGGCATCGTTATTGAGCATAACGCCACCCTGTCCGTTAGGCATCAAGCAACCGCCATTGTTTCCACCGAAGAAGTTGCCTCTACCCATAAGAAGGAAGAGAAGCAAGATGGCAAACAAACCATCACCCCATCCGTTTCCATTGCCCTTGCCGTTGCAGAGAGCAAACAAACTTGGATCTACACCCTGTCGCTGCATAAGTGCTGGGAGCATAGCGAGAATGCTATTAAAACCACCGCCCTGGCTGGTTCCGTTCTCCCCGAATACGTAAGTTTTTGACTCACTCATAATAAAATAGTTTATTCGTTTCGTTCACTATTGAACTTGGTGCAAAGTTACGAAGAAGATGAGGCTCTGCCTAACTATGCTCAAAATAAAGTTTTTATGGGTTATATGGTTGTTTTTCAGATGTTTACGATGAGTAAGATGATGCTCAATTATTTAGTACAATTCTAAACTAGGAAAAAAGTAATCTTTTGCCAGTACAACCTATTGATATTTTTGCTACTTTTGCAGGAAAAATAAAATTATTGCGTATGGAAACTATTATCTCGATTATTATATTTGCCGTGCTATTCATATTAGCCTGCCTGTCGTTATATCGTATATGTACGGTTGGTAAAACTAATAATAGTGCATTAGTTTCTAAGAAAGATGTTTATGATATGCGGTTTGCTCCAAAAATAAGAAGGATGCATGTGCGTGTATTAGCATTATTAGTCTTCGGAATGCTACTTGTTATTGCATACCATTTCATGCCAACTAGGCTAGGTGATTACGTTTACATAGAAAGGGATTTATCTAACCACAAGCAAACCATTCATTCGAATAGTTCATGCCCATTAATTAAAAAAGGATATAGTGTAAACGAAGTACATTACTATACTTATACTCCTTACTTTGATTGTTTCTGTTCCAGATGTTTCTATGAATCAGATGCCATCAAATTAACCAAAGGGCAAAATAAGAACTTCTCTCACACGAAAGAATTGGGCTTGTAATAAGTAGCCGCTTTATATTATCTTAGAATCTCTTTTAGGATCTTGCATCTGCATATTAAACCAAATCTTAGTAAATAACAGCAATAGGGTGCTACATGATGTAGCACCCTATTTTTATCTACTCATACTTTGGCTCCTCATACACCAAGTTATGCTTATCTACGTAAGCCTTGGCTTCTGAATATGTGTCAAACTCTACTGCGGTGGCATTTACTGCTGGGAATACCTCAGCATTGTCACCTTCCTCTGTGAGAGGGAACACCATCTTGGTTCCCTCATGTACTACCTTATACTTCTTTGTTAACTTATTCATATCTTGTTTCCTTTCTTTGCTTTAATATTAAACTTGAAACCTTATGCAGGATTGATTATAACAGTGTAACCCTTCTGCTGCAAGGTTGCTACTGCATTATCTGATGCCGAGGTGCGAGTACCAGTAGCTGAGATAGTCTTATTTGCTGTTGGTCCAACCTGACACTGTGCTTGGTCTTGCAGCATCTTGTCAACATTGCTATACAGTGAAGCACCTCCCAAAGAAATAATATAGGCGGAGGAAGGACGTGTACTCCATGTAAATACTGAACCTTTATTGTAATATAGAGCAACTTCACAACAAGCATCAGGAAGAATAGCCAAGTCACCAGTAAGTTTGCTGAATGATAAACTTATAGTGCTACACTTAGACAGAGTACTCAGAGCACTTATTTCTCCTGTCAGGGGAATCTGTGCGTTAGACAATTCCAGATTGGTCAGAGCTGTAAGATTCTTCAAATTAGCAATATCACCACTAATGTTTGTGCTATTCAATTTCAGAATGGTCAGAGCTGTAAGATTCTTCAAATTAGCAATATCACCACTAAGGTTTGTTTTACTCAACTCTATACGGGTCAGAGCTGTAAGATTCTTCAAATTAGCAATATCACCACTAAGGTTTGTGTTGCTGAGACCCAAGGAAGTCAGAGCAGTGCTATATTTAAAGAAACCTATATCAGATATTGATTTATTCTTTTGAGAATAAGTAGAATTACCTTCGCTATAAGTATCATAGTCATATATATCAACGAGGGCATACTTATCAAGAATAGCAACTTCAAAATTGCCATTGCTTACATATACTTTCTCGCTGACATTAGGATTCAGAGTAATCTTCTTGCCATTGTTTGCAGTAAGGTTTACATCAGTGAAGTAACCATCACCAATAATTTCCAATACGGTTAACTTGTTGACGGTGATGCGAAAACCCTGTGTCCAGTGATTAGGAGAATCTATCTTACTGATACCAATACGCATTTCACCTATTCTTAGCAGTGATGTGTTGTCAACACTACCATTTAATTTTGTCACTAAACATCTATTCATAATCTGTAATATTTAAATTATTATTAATTGTTTCTTGTATAATGATACAACTTATCCATGATGGCAATATTTTGCTCAATCCATTTCTGTACCCTGTATATGTTATCACAGTGCTTAAATACTTTAATTGGAGAATAAGCACTAACATGATGGGGAATGTTTTCTGATAAAGCTACAGTAGCCTTGATACACTTGTATTTGAAGTAGCCCATATCAGCATTAAGTCCAAATGACACAACATCACCAACATTGTATGCTTTGGTTGCATTGTAGGTTTCAGATGTATCTGTCTGTAGATTTCCGCTATCATCAAGAACAGCTTCCCAATAGTTGTCTCTTACAACACTATCTGCTATACATGGAGAATCAGACCATTTCTTGTATTCTTCCTTAAAGAAATCTGTACCTATACGCATACACCAGTCTTGAAGAAGTCCTATCATGTGGTCAGCAGAAATTATACCCATATCTGCTAAGATTTTATACCGATTATTTAAGGCATCCATATAGTACTTTAGTATAAACGTTAATGGAAGATTACCATTTGAACCTTGATGATAATTAACTGGTGGCATTATATTCATTCCTAAGAACGAAGCTCCAAAGACACAATCACAATCGTATAATCCTACCCACCATTTAATACCATCATAGGTAAACCACTGCCAATTCTTTCTAGTAGAGTCTCCATCTCTCAAAATATCAATAATGATAAGATAATCAATAAGATTATCTGCATCATAATACTTTTCAAACACTTGCTTGAATGCCTTCAAATCGTCCTCTGTCTTGCTTGATGATTCATAAATTGTTGCAGCATCTTTAATGATATTGAGAGAATTGGCAAAGTCTTGGATATACTTCTTAACCTTGGCAGTCATTTGTAGGTTTTTCTTGATTTTGGATGATATGGCAGTGCCATCAGGAAGTTGTCCTGCCGTTATCCAAGCATCCACTTCTGTCTGTCCTGCTATCTCCTCCTGTTTGATGTCAGCATCATACTTGTTGCCTCCAATGGCATATAGATTCTTTGGATTGCGTATCTCAAAACTATTCTCACCAGTGCCCCAGTTTATCGTGCCATTCCAAAGAGTGTCATAACAGATAATACCATCAAGATGTACATTCTCAGCAGTACCTTTGTCCAAGTGATAGTTGTCGCGGTGTTTCTTCAACTGGAAAGAGAAGATACCGTAGAACTCGCCCTTAAAGTAAACAGCAACAGGGAAACCGTCAGGGAAACATCTTGCTCCTGTATCTGTAAGTAGAGAGTAGTCACCTACATAAGGATTGCCGAGGCTCTTGGTAGTAACTCCTATTTTAGACATGTCGATAAGAGCCTTCTTCCAAGGACGGTCATACATGTTACCCCTTGTACGTACAATCTGGTCATAGAGTTTGTAGGACACTGCACCTACACCACGGAAGAAGTCAGTGTAGTAAGCCTTCATGTGGAAGCTGTCTTGTGGAACCCAATTTCCAATTCTTATTTTAGGTGTATCATCACCTACCCACTCATCATCACAAAAGTCAATAGCTACATTCTTTTTAACGAAATTCATAGAAGAACTGCCCTGAGCATTGAGAATAGCATGTTTCTTGAAATAGTTACCATGCATGTCCCAAAACTCAAGAAAGGCTTTCTTGTTGTCTTGCTTGGTAGTTGGCATAGAGTCTATGTTTGTGATATTGATAATAGCAAAGCGTGGCTCTGGTATCTGGATGAAACTGCTTTCACTCCAATCAATAGGCGTTTTAACGTCAAAACCGTTTGCTTTCAAAGCATCTTGGATATTGTTCACACTATTCCCTTGGAGATTGAGATTTGAAACATCAAGGTTAGTAACTTCCATAGCATACTCATGTTTCTTACCGCTTGAATCACGATAAGACATTACCTTGCCATCTGCATCAGTTGTAATCTCAGTCCTTCCATCAGGGTCTTCAATATGCTCAAACTCTGTAGGAATAGTTTCAGACTTAGCATTATGAATATAGTGACTACCATCATTATAAGTAGCAGACAGAACTTTTCCGTCTGCATCTTTCTCAACTGCCATATATTCAGGAATCTCCTGCAAAGAGAAAACGTCAAGAAGTTCTTTGAGATTGGTATCTATTGTACCTACCTTCTCCTGCAATGATGTAAGGTCTGATTGAAGCTGAGAGACAACTTTCTTCAAGGCATTGACTGCATGGATTTCGCCAATGATTTCTCCGTCTCTTCTAAGACCAAGTACTACTTTATCGTCAGTCGTAATCCAAGCAGCAAAGTATTCCTCATTCTGAATGACATGATACATTTCGTTAAGAGGATAATATGGCTTTCCAGTTGCTCTGTAGAAACCAAAGAGAACCTTATCATCTGAATCCACTATAGCTTTTAGAAATTCTTCATTCTCAATTATTCTAAAGCACTCTTTTACTTCATCTTCAATGAGAGACTTGCCTTCCTCTTTGTCAACCTTGCCTTCTTGCAATGCAGTAATGCTTGAAGATAATTCTTCTTTGGCGGTATTAATAGCTTCAAGAACATCTGTCTTATCCAGCTGGCACTGATTGATAATCTCCTGCAACTTTGCTTTTATTGGTGCAGGAATACCTTTGCCCCAATCTACTTCACCATCCAAATTGATGGTAAACAATAGATGGCCATTTGCGTCTACAATTAACTTGATGAACTCTGGAGACTCAATCTCTCGGAATGGAAGAGCAAACTGTGAGACTACCTTATCCTTTGAGCCACCGAACTCTTGGGCAATATTTTCCTTGTCGAACTTCTTGCTTGCAAGTTCATCAATGGCTCCTTGTGCAGTTACTGAATCAAGACCACTCTCTGTATTCTCGTATGTTACTGCTGTGGCTTGGCTTGCACCACCACTTGCGGAAATACCTTTGATGGCTTCCTCCATCTGAGTGCTGCGAGTCTGCAACAACGAAATATCATCATCGTTGGCGGTGATTTGTTGCTGCTTATCATCAATCTGAGACTGGAGGTCTGTGTCCTTCTCATGAAGCTGCTTGACAGACTTGTCTACATCTTGTATCATCTGATTTAAATCATCAGGGAGACCAGTGGCGGCTTGGATGGTTTTGCGAAGCTCTAGGTCGAACTTTTCAATGCCAAGCGTGTTGTCTGCTATCTTTTCATTTGTGACGGAGCCATCCTTGATTTTCTCGGTAGTTACAGAATCGGGAGACAACTTGGCGTTGCCTATGCTGCCATCTACTACCTGAGAAGCATCGACTGCATTGTCGGCAAGTTTGTCCTTGGTGATAGACTTTCTCGCTACCTTTTCTGTTGTTACAGACTCGTTGGCGAAATGTTTGGTCTCCAAGGATGCTTCACGAACTACTCTACCATCAACAGACTGGTCGTCCAACTTTGGGTTGGTGATAGCCTTCTCCTCTACCTTCTCGGTGGTTACTGCCCGGTCGTTGAGCTTCTCGGTGATGATAGCCTTATTCTTGACCTTATCGTAGGTGACTGCCTCGGGGGAAAGTTTGGAGTTATCTACCGACTGGTCGGCGATTTTCTCCTTGGTTACATTCTGATCAGCAATCTTTGAAGCTGATACGGCTCCATCGGCAAGTTTGCTTGTCGTAACGTTCTCGTCGGCTATCTTTTCTGTCTTGATGGCTCCATCGGGAAGCTTGTCTGTGCTTACCGCACCTTCTGCCAACTTCTCGGTCGTAACATTACCGTCACGAATTTTGTCTTTCGTGATGGCTTGGTCATTGATGTCGTCTGTTTTCATCATCGGCACCATACCACCTATTTTTATATCGTCTCTAAATGTAGGCATATTTAATTTCTTTTGGTTCTGATGAAGTGAATATCTGAATCTTTACGGTCTCTGGGACAACTCGCATACGAAGATAGAACTTATTTGTGTTCTTGTGGGCACGGATGGGAACTCTAGGTTTCTTACCGTCGCCTTTATCTTGCCGGATGATGAGTTTGCCCGGGTGTTTGAGCGTAATCATCAAGTAGATGTCACGATGCAGAGTAATCTCTGGTGATACCCATGCAAGTTCTTCCTCGTTATAATTCGTTGATACATACTCCATTTTGTACAGTTAATAATTAAAAGTTAATAATTAATAGTCTTTCTATCCTACTACTTTGTGCTAACGCCTAGCTGCTGCAAGGCTATCGTGTACATCTGATTTGCCTTGGTATCATCGTAGGCTGAGAGGAGGAGAAAGGCGAGATAGTAGATGAAGGCATTCGAAAGTTTATCGGGGATGGCTACATCGGTTGTATCTGATGTTATGCTCACATTCTTTGGAACGCCTACAAAGGAAATGACGGCTTCGTCTGGTATTGGCTGCAAGAGGATGCGGATAGGATTCTCTCGCATGATTGTTGCCAAAGGACGGTCTGCGGTTCCCTTTGCTGTATCATCGAACATCACAAGAGCCTCATCGTCGGTATCTTCTACTGGCGTGACTGCCTTGAACCAGCCTTTGCCACGAACTCGGGAGATATTGATAACCTCGGTATCGCTAGGCATCGTAATTGCTCCAATGTCTCTTGTATCGTCAAAGCTTTCTACCTTAATGGTTGAAGTAGTCGTTGCATCTACCTTCTTGGAGTCGGATAAGACAGGAGAAGATGCAGCAGTAATGGCTATCCAATGCAGGGCGTCGTTTATCTTCGACTTGATGATGTTGTCCATATACAAATCATCCTTCTCATCAGTGATTTCCGATGTATTGTTGGATTCCTCGTCTATGCACCAACGTACTGCCTTTATAATGTCTTCTACCTTCATTTACACCTTATTATGTATTATGGCTTGTGATTTGGGAAAACAAAGTTGTGTTTTGTTGCCCATTCCAAAGCACTTGCCAAAGTCTTGAACTGTCGGGAGCCCTCGCGCTTGTCTTCCTCGTTGACAAAAGCAATCAAGTCTTCATCAGAAACGACAGAAGCAACCTCAATAGGTTCCTTTTTATTTTCTTCGGAAGATTTCTCTTCCAGTTCTGCAGCCTTCTTTAACTTATCCTCCAGAGTTTCCTCTGAACGGATGAGTTTGACGAGACCCTGTTTGAAGAGATCGCTGCTTTCAAGCAAATTCTGAGCGTACTCATTCTTCAAGATTATTTCCGGCTTCTGCTTGGTAATCACATTACCACGCTCGAAGTTGTAGCGAACTGTTACGCCATTCTTGCCTTGAAGAATATGGCTTACAGAGTTTCTATTTGCATTATATCTATATACCTTAATCATATTTGCTAATTATTTATTTAGAACAACAGGTGACCGGCACGAAGCCAGCCACTTGTTATTGGTGTATTACACTAGGCTGCAATAAGCTGACCTGAGAAGAGTTCCCATTTACCGCCCTTGTAGATATAAACATTCTCCTTCTCGTACTTGGTTGTACCACTATCAGTATTTGGAGCCTCGTAATCGGCTGTCAAAGCGACGATCATACCATCATGAGGAGTCTCAGGCAACTTGCTCATGGAGATAATGTTGTTGATAACACCCGATGCACCAAGTGTAGAAATCTTATTCTCTGGACCAACAAGAATGCTGTTGTAGCCACGGAGAGCGACACAATCAGCCTCCCAGTGCATGTAACGCTTAGCCAAACGTGGATCGTAAGCATCCTTTGACAAGTCGTTGGTGCGCTCCTTGCTCTTCTCCTTGACGTAGTGACGAGCACCCTTGAAGTCAGCACCAATCATGCAGTCTTCCAAATCCATGTAGTCGAGCGTGCTATCCCAAGCGAAGTTGAGAGTACCATAGCTACACTTAAACTGGTTGAAGGTGATATCGAACTCCTTAACTGTAGAGAACATGACATCGCGACCCTTAGGAAGTTCAATCTTCATGAGTCGCTCGACAGCGTTCTTTCCACAGAAGAGATACATGGTATCAGACTCGGCGAAGTCGGTGAACATCAGCTTAGCGATAGCGATAAGGTCAGCGAAGGTATAGGTGTCGCCGATGCCATAAGAGTTGGTAAGCTGGTTGATGATACCCTCAGCAGAGTAAGCATACTCCTGAGCACCGTCCTTTGTCTCCATGAGGAACTTCAACTTAGTACCATAGAGGTAGCTGCGCTCCTGACGAAGCAAGAACTTGGTGAGAGCATCTTCCTTCATGTCGGCAACGGTATGAGGCGCCTTCTTCTTGATCTTCTCAAACTCCTCGGTGAAGATGATGGAGAATGCACGCTTCTGCAAGTAAACCTCTTCTGAGCGAGGCTGGTAGTTCTCAGGTGGAACGTTCATCTGGCTCTCGGAGAGGATGGTGGAAGCACAGAGGATGCGGCTGTTAGCTGGAATAGCTGGGCAGCCCATAGAGTCGAGGGTTTCACCAACAGTGCCCTCGGTCTCAGCCGGACCATTAAGAGCCTGCAAAGTAACCTCATCCTTCGTCTTCTCAACTACCAAGAGATTCAAGCGACCGCTAACCTTGGTCTTAGAGCCACGCTCGTAACCGGCAACAGAAGGAACGATAACTGTACTACCCTTGTAGAGAGGAAGCAGAGAACCCGAGAAGTTAGCCTTTGTAAGCTTGATCGTGCCACCAGCTGCGGCAGCTTCAATCTGCTTAGTAACAACACCATCGAGGGTATCACCACCGACACGTGCATGCTTCTTCTCGTAGCCGTTACAAGGCACGCTCTTGGTAATCTTACGGATAATCTGGAGCAAAGGAGTACGGAATGGGCGATATTTCTCTACCTCACTATCCCAATCCTCCTCGGCAAGACCACCCTTGCGAATCTGGGTTGCAGAAGCCTGTGTGCCGGTCAAGTCCTGACCTTCTACCTTACCGCCTGGAGCCAACCGGTCTGACTTATCAGGATCAACAGGCTCAGTTGCCGCATCAGCCTTGGTTGAAGGTTCGTGACCCTCATCGCCAATCTGAGTAGTTGGCTCTGCGGTATCAGCCATAGCAAGAACGCCGCCGCCAGTAACCACGGCAAGAAGCATCAGAATCATCTTCATGATGAACTGACCGCTCATAAAATTCTTAAAACAATCTTTCTTCATTTTATACATATATTTATTGATTAATATTAATAAGTGAGACCTTCGAAGAATCCGCTCTTCGGCTCATCCTTCTTTTTGATAGGCTTGTTTCCTGCACCCGAACTAGAAAGTGAAGGAGGAATACCCTCGTTTGCGGAAGAGCGAACCTTATTCTGAATCTTCTCGTTTCGGGCTTGCATAGCCGCCTCGTCTCGGGCAGAAGAAATATCAGAATCGTAGTTGTTGGCATTGTGGAGCATCTTCCAAATATCATCTGAAATATCACCACTCTCTACCTTGTCGTGAATCTCGTAAATCTGGGACCACATATCCTGTGCATCATCGGGATAGAGCTTCATCAGGCGTTCAAGCGACTTGCGCATGTTGGAAGTAACCTTCTCGGTAGCCTCGTTCTGTTCAGCCACGTCCTCGTTGTGCTTGGCGAGAATCTCAGCGAGTTTCTTGCCGCCTTCAGGATCATCAAGCAACGTCTTTACATCAATACCCAAGCGAGCCATCGCATCAAACGGATTGTCGTCCGGATTTTTCTCCATATCCATCGCCAGAGCAGCGAGCCACTTGTGCTTATCGAATACTTTAGATAATGCCTTACCGCTCTGTTCGTACTGTCCGAGCAAATCAGCATCATCATTCATTGCCGCATAACGAGCTTCCTTGTCTTCGAAGTCGATGTTAGAATGGCGATTAGAGAAGCGCTTGGAGAAAGCTGTACGATTAGGGCGCTCATCTACAGACGTTTCATCTGCAGTAGCCTCAGCAGGTGGAGCCTGTTGTGCTCCACCTTCCTCATTCATCTGTGCTAATTCTTCTTTTGTCATATCTCTATACTGTTTGAAACTTTTCGGCAAAAATGCAAATAATTTGAAGAAGTTTTGCCGTGCTCCAACCTTGCGCTTGGTGGTTGGTTGGAACACGGCAAAGAAAGCCATGTTTTTGCCTATTTTTGCGCCTATAATTAATAATGTATAAGAAAATGGTAAAGGCAAGAATACTGACACTTAGCAAAGTGATGCCTCAACATAACAAGTATGACTCGGTTAAGGCTCGCAAGCGAAGACAAGAACACGGCAAGGACGAGGAGTTACTCAGCCGATGCAGAAATGCTTGGAATAACCTGAGCGGTGTGCGAGAAACGAGGGCGAGAACGATGCGCTACTGTATGGGTGACCAATGGAGCGACACCATCAGAGTATACCATCATGGTTACTGGGAGGAAATGACGGAGCGCACCTATATGGAGAAACGCAACCAGACACCTATGAGCAATAACATCATGGTGAGCATTCTGGAATCTATTGCCGGTCTTTACGCCAAACAGGGAACGGAACCGGTCTGCTTTGCAAGAGACAGCGACTCCCGGCAACTGAGCGACATGATGAGTGCTACGATGCAATGCAACTGGCAGACAACGTACATGCAAGATGTGCTGAACCACGCCATTAAGGACTATCTTATGGGCGGTCAAATGTTTGTCAGAGAGAGTTGGGAGGCTAAGGAGCTGGAAATGCCCGACTCTTGGACGGACGCGATGGAACCCGACCACATGTTTTTTGAATGCGGCAGCGACCCACGGCACAACGACGTGAGTCTTATCGGAGTGCTGCATGACGTGAGCCGAGAAGATTTGTATCAGAAGTTTGCCAAAAAGGAATATGGGCTTACAGAAGATGATCTGAACGCCATCTTTGATATTTATCCTTTAGACGATAACAGCTACGGATATGAGTTTAACGAAGAGAAAGCGTTGGAGAATCTTAGTTTCGACTATAGCAACAAGGGAAGACATTACTCTAGAGTGATTGAGGTGTGGACCACGGAAACCAAGCCAAGACTGCAATGCTTTGACCCTATTGCAACTACAGGAACCGGTGCTTACTTCCGTATAGACTTGGATGATACTGCGATGATACAGAAGCTGCGCAACGATAACATGAAGCGCAAGCAGCAGTATGACGAAATAGGTATAGCAGAAGAAGACAGAGCGTACATCACTAGCGAAGAGATTGCAGATAAGTACTGGTATTATACCTATATGGCGCCAGACGGAACTATCCTCTGTCAGGGCGAAACACCATACGATTATAAGAGCCATCCTTTTACGATGAAACTCTATCCGTATATCAACGGAGAGATTCATCCATTCCTTGCCAACATCATAGACCAGCAGCGATACATCAACCGACTGATTGTGATGAACGACATGGCCATCAGAAGCAGTTTCAAGGGATTCAAGATGATTCCGACAAATGTGCTTAACGGCAGAACACCAGAGCAGTTTATGGAAGAGGCGGTAGAGTATGACGGATGGATATTCTACAAGCCATCGGTGAAAACACCGAATGCGAAGCCAGAGATTATTACATCGAATGCCGTGAACATCGGAACGAATGAACTCTTGCAGATAGAGCTGAACCTGATTCGAGAGGTTACCAACGTGAGCGGTGCCTTGCAGGGTAAAACACCATCGGCAGGAACTTCGGCAGCGAGATATGCACAGGAAAGCCAGAATGCAACCACGTCTCTATATACTATACTGGCAGACATGGACGTGTTTACGGAGAAGCTGGCAACCAAGAAGTGCATGACTATCCAGCAGTACTACGAAGACGGAAGAAGGGTTTACGACCGGAACTTCAATATGGTTTACAAGTACGACCGCCTTTCGGCAAGAGATATTCACTTCAAAATCAGCATCAAGAATGCGGCAGCTACGGCAGCCTTCAACACGATGCAGAATGATACGCTTGACAAGCTTCTTGATATGGGCGGCATCAACATCATCCAATATCTGCAGAACCTCAACGCACCATTTGCAGACAAGTTGCTTGCCAGCGTACAGGAGCAGCAGGCTCAGCTTGAACAGATGTATCAGCAGCAACAGGCAATGGCTATGCAGCAAGGCGGCGGTCAGGTAGAAAACGGAATTGTGCAGGGTGCAGACCAGAATGCGGTAGCACAGGCACAGAGTGCATTAGGATATAACAGAGCAGCATAAGGTATGGCAGAAGAAACAAAATTAGTGACAATCAGCATGGAGTCCATCGAAGGTGATGTGACGAAGCAGGTTTCAGTAATCGCAAAGAGGCTGAAAGACAAGGATGGTGTTTCTCTATTTGGAAGCACGACCCTATCATCTGTAGAGAAAATGGTGATAAGGCAATACATCGAATCAGCGGTTCGAAGTTTTGCAGGAGAAATGGCACCAGTAGTAAAAACCTATCTGGACTCTTCACTTCCTGCATCAGTAACTTTCAATGTAACCCGACTGAACGAAGGCCACAAGAATGCTTTCGAAAGTTGCTTTATGGGATATGTAAGGGCGTACACAGCCTACATGGTGCTAACTTTGAGCAGTACAGAGCAAGCAAAAGTGTACTCAGAAGAAATGAATATGCACTTGAAGGCAGCAATACAGCTTGTATTCGACAAGATGCCACCTCCTACATCAGTAAAGACATTGAAAGACATGACTGGTTCCATAGAGAACGAGCCACAGTTAGAAACCATTAAACAAGGATAAGCTATGATTATAAAATTTCAAATTATCAAATCGGTAGTGATTGAGGCAGTAAAGTCGACAACCTACCTGAAAGCAAAGATAGACAGTTCTACTGACGAAAGAAACATCAAGACTGGTTTTCAAGAGGCAGCAGGTGACGATGAGGTACATGAAAGAACGCTAACGCACGACTTTCAGACTGCCTTAGAAATGACAAAGACCATTCTTGCAGAATATATCGTTCCTACTGCGCAAACAGTAGGAGATAACATCATCTACTACAACGACAAAGATGATGATATAGTAGAATTTGTTCTGAACGCCTCACGAAGATGCAACGGAACTCTGACCGATACTCTGGCACGACTGGTGGCAAAGTACGTTGAGGACTACATGATTTATCAGTGGTGGTTAAAGACTACCAATCTGAAACAGGCAGAGCCATATCAAGCTACACTTGCACTAGACGAGCAGAGCATCAGAAGATGTTTCGTTTTGAGTGGTCCGGCAGTTCCTACTGTTCCATACACCCAGCATCTTACCGCCAAGGTGGACGGAAGCGAAGAGGACGGAGCAGTAACCATTCGTATTGATGATATGGAAGTTACCCTATCCTACTCTATTGACGATGGAACCATTGATGATATTGAGGCAAGAAGCAGCGACCCTAGTATACTGGAAGTACACAGAAGCAAGGAGCCACATGCTTTCTGGCTGAAGCCTATCAATACAGGTGTGGCAATCATCACTCTATTCTCCAGACACAGCGACAAACTGGAAGTGGAAGTAGAAGCAACCGTAGCAAAGGAGGTATAAGATGGATTTTAACAAATTACACCCAACACATTTTATCCGAGAGATAGGATGGAAGCCCGAGCCAAATCCTTTCTTGCCGAAGCCACGAAGAGCAGGGCACGGCTACACGGATAAGCACATCTTTATCTATGCCACACAACTCTGGTATGATATAGATGCAAATACCAACATGGTAGGACGAGCAAGACGGAACATGAAGGATGCGCAAGGTGAAGATATTCCGACAAGCGAGAACGATCAGGAACGTCCGCTCTTTTACCGTTGGTTTGACAAGTATATTAATAAGGTGGAAGCGAATCTGTCTGCCTATGTAATGAAACCAGAAGGAAGGGTTAGAGATAATGCCCTGAGAGAATGGGATGAGAAGGAGATATGGCTGAAATTTCCCGACTACTGGGATGATACCAAATATGATGCACTCGTCAAGCTGATACACGACTATATCGTGACCGGTGCGCTATACGAATACTTTATGCGCACATTGACGAGCAAGGACCCTCTGACAATAGACCAGATGGACCAACTGAACGAACTGGAGATAGACATCATAGACTGCGCCAACTCTACCAAGCCGGGCAGCATGATTCACACGTTGAAACCCTTCGGATAATAAAAAAGCGAGCGTATGGAAGATTTTGAAATGGATGGATTTAAGTCTGTAAGGGAGATACAGAAAGAGAAGAAGGAGAAGGTAAAGAAACTTCTCCCTGCAAGAAAGAGTGCCCAAAAGGAATATATACGTGACTGGCTGGCAAGGAGCCAAGAGCAGTTTGAGGATTGTATGAACCAACTGGCAGAGTATGATCCTAAGACATACGTCACCATCTACAAAGACCTTACCAAGCACATGATACCAAAGCAGACAGAGGTAAGCGTTACCCACGGTATAGATGCAGACTTCAAGCAGCTTATGGCACTCGGTATGACTACCGTAGAGGACGAAGACGAGGCAGACGTATTGGACATAAGCAAAGCACCCGAGATACAGGATGCAGATTTTGAAGAACTAAACGATTTGACGGATGGCTCTAGTAACTGAACAGGAAATAGATAATCTCGTAGCGGAAAATCAGGAGCGATACGATGAGATTTATGGTACCTACGACCCTATGACGGGCGAAGGTTGCTATAACTTTGAGCATCGTGTGAAGATAGAGCTATCCGATTTCTTCATTCCTAAGATGTGGGTTCCGAAGAAGACTGCCAAATCTGTTCTGTTCAGAGGTCTGAGAAAGATGGGCAGTCTGAAAGACTACATCAACTATGTGTTGCACCAGAAGGATGATGCCCAGCATTTTCAGATGCTTACCTTTGCCATCTGTAGGGTGAGGTTCATGGAAGACCCCGAGTTTGCCCTATACGTGACCGATAAGATTGAGGATAAGAAGACCGGTAAGATGATTCCTTTCAAGCTGAACTATCCTCAAAGAAAGCTACTGAAGATTATGGAAGACCTGCGGAATGCCCACAAACCGGTGTTCGTGGTTATTCTGAAGGCACGTCAGTGGGGCGGCTCTTCTCTATCACAGCTTTACATCAAATGGATTCAGGACTACAGGCGCGATGGTTGGAATGCTATTGTGCTTGCCCAACAGAAGAATACCGCCAAGAAGATTAAGGCGATGTACCGAAAAGCTTTGGAGCGGCAGCCGGGGTGGACCGTGGGGCATCAGGGCGCAAAACTTCAGTTCTCGCCATACGAAAATTCTCCTGACGATTTCCAGGTAACGGATGGTGTGAAGGCAATCAGACGAAGTACACTAACCGTTGCCTCCTTCGAGAACTTCGATTCGGTGCGTGGTAGTAACTTCCACTGCGCCCACTATTCGGAGGTGGCCTATTGGAAGAAGACACCAGAGCATGATCCTGAGGGTGTGATTTCTTCTATATCCGGTGGTATCGACCCATTGGAAGACAACGTGGAGATATTCGAGAGTACCGGTAGAGGTAACTCTGGTTTCTTCTACGACAAGTGCCAGTTGGCAATGGACCCAAAGAATAATGATGCTTATTCGTTCCTCTTTATTCCTTGTTTCTTCATCGAAAAGGATATGACTCCTGTAGAGAACAGAAGAGCATTTGCCAAGTGGCTTTTGCAAAACAGAGACCGAAGCACCTGTCCGAAGGGTTATCGTGAGACAGGAAAGTTCTTCTGGCGAATGTGGCAGAAGGGTGCTTGCTTTGAGGCGATAGAATGGTACAGAAACTACAGAAACAAGTTTACCACCCATGCGGCATGTGCTACCGAGGCTCCTATTGATGAGGAAGATGCGTTCAGAAACTCAGGTAGACTGGTATTCAATCCTTATTCTATAGACGACATGCAGGCTATGTATAAGCAAGACCCTAAGTTTACTGCCGACATCGTGGTGAACATCAGCGTGAAGGATGATAACACCATTCCGAACTCGAAGGTGAAGCTGAGAGACGATGGCGAGGGAGACTTGAAGATTTGGGCTGTGCCAAACTGTCTGCAAGTGGAGAACAGATATTTGGTGAGCGTGGATATTGGTGGTAAGAGTACGACATCGGACTATACCGTTATGACCGTGATAGACCGATTCGGCATGATTCCTACCGTAAAGGGCAAGCCAAAGGTGGTAGCGAGATACAGAGGACATGTAAGACATGATAAGCTGGCATGGATGGCTGCTGCCCTAGCCCATTATTATGATGATGCGCTGCTGGTGATAGAGAGTAATACGGCCGACCGAGAGAAGAATAATAACACGGAGGGTGATCACTTTCTGACTATTCTGCAGGAGATTGCCGACTACTACGATAATCTGTATCAGAGAACGAGCAGTTCGGAGAATGTGGAAGACAACGTACTGGCGAAGTATGGTTTCCAAACCAACAAACTTACGAAGCAACAGGTGATTGATAACTTGGAAGAGTTTATTGATGATAATCTGTATGAGGAGCCAGACAAGGAAATGTATCATGAGCTGCGCATCTATGAGCGACATGATGATGGCAGCTTGGGTAACATCGTGGGTAACGGAAACCATGATGATGTGGTAATGAGTACCGGCATCGGTCTCTTTGTGAGTCTTACGGACATGGAGAAGCCTAGCTGGAAGAAAGCGGAAAGAAGAAGCCGTGGTGGCGATGGTGTTCATACGGCGGCGAAAATCTAGGGGGAATGTTGAGTGTTGAATGTTGAGTGTTGAATTAATAGTGTTAAATTATTATGGAAAGAAACTTAGAAAGACAAACTTTGAGCTTTAGCAAGGGCATGACGAATGTGCCTAGCGACTTGCTTTCAGATGATTCTGAACTGCTGGAGAGTGACGGATTTATCTTTAAGGATGGGGAAATGAAGGCGGTACAGAAGGGGGTGGAAATCGGCAACGTTCCTTATAAGATAATGTACGTTCACAAGATGGCAGACTATGAAAATATCATTGCTTATGATGGGACGGCGAATATATACTGGTATACAAAAGATACCAGTGGGAACATCGCAAGCCCTGCTGATGGGGTAACGAAAAGTTTCAATGTAGGAACGGTTTATGATGTAAAAAGTATTGGTAATACTTTGGTTTGCGCCACTAGCGAAGGACTTCACTATTTACTTTTCAAAGGAAACAAATATAAAGATTTGGGTAAAGATCTGCCTCGTTTAGAATATGATTTTACTTTTGAGCGACCGACGGGCAACTATACCCAGGAAGAAAGCGGAAGAACATTATGTAATGCCGAGAATGCTATCGAGACAAAACAAGGAAAAAGCTATTTTAATCCATTAAACCATACGTTCATTCAGGCAGGAGGCGTAAAACCCGATGGCAGCGAAACCAAATCATATACAATGTTTAGCATTAAGGTATCATCAGATTCAAAATATGAGAATGAGTTTCAAGAAACCATTCAAGGGCATGTAGCGCAAGCAATAAACTGGGCAAAGAGCAAGAATATGTTTGCTTTTCCTTTCTTTCTAAGATGCGCTTTCCGCATGTTTGATGGTTCATACTGCAGAATAACTACGCCTATAGTATGCTATCCAACAGTAAATAAAAACTGTATGTTCAGTTCTGCTGTTTTTGATAGTACACACAACACCTATATGGATTTACATCAGATGGGGGGTGCAGGAAGTATGTTCTACTTTATAGAATACAGGGAGCTGCTATTCAGATTTGAATCAATATCTAACGACTGGAGCGACATCATCAAAGAGATAGTTGTTTTTGCGTCAGATCAAGTAGTGCCATTCTATATAGATAAAGGTTGGCATTTTGAAAGTCCGAATGGCTTGCATAAGAAATATGCTTATGCTAATTTTGGGTATAAAACTTACGAAGAAAAGCTCTTGAATTATGACGTGGATGGCTCGACAAGCACAGATACAACTAAAGAACCATATACCAGAGCGGTACATGACGAACTTTTACCAAAATACAAGAGTGATGATCAGATTATATCCGAATTACTCTCGAAAACAGTTTTTTACAAATTATTCACAGTTCCAATAAGTGGCAGTCATATTGGTGGTAGCAATTATCATTACACCGTTACCGGCAAGGGTGGAGAACCGGCATTTATTAGTGATGGGACATTGGAGAACCTTCTGGAGCAGGAGCAACTGAATGTGGATGATTACTACGGATGGGCTTCTTTGAGTGCCGAATCCATTTACAATTACAATGGCAGACTGAATCTTATTGGAACAAAACGAACTCCTTTTGCAGGTTTCGCCAAATTTGTAGGAAAAGACAGGTTTGAGGATGACGCATTTTTGATGTATACGCACATCGTTTCAGATAAATGTGATACATGGATTGAAAGAAGTGTTACTGCCGATGAAGATTTTCTGCAAGGATGGCTGTTTTATCCAGACCCGAATGCTACGGAGGTTATTTTTTACTCTGCAGGGAAATATATCAGAATTAATCTAAAGGCACATCCTAGATTAAATGGTGCTTATACGTTTCCTGTACTTCCACCAAATAAGCCAAAGAAGTTTACAGAAATCAGTGAAAGCGAATTGCTAAAGATTGTAACAAGCGTAAATGATAAAGAAAATTTGAACTCTCAGATTTTCACTTCTGTAGTCAACAATCCATTTGTATTTGAGGCATCGGGAGATAATACAGTTGGAACCGGAAAGATACTCGGAATTATTGCCAACACAGAGGCGGTAAGCCAAGGTCAGTTCGGTCAATACCCATTGATGGTATTTACGGACGAAGGTATCTACGGCTTGTCGGTTAACTCGGAAGGACTCTATAGCAGAGCCTATCCAATATCAAGAGAGGTATGTAATGAGGATTCGCCACTGGTGCCGACGGACAGGCTTGTGTTCTTTGCTTCAAAGAAAGGACTGATGGCGGCAAGCGGTGGAAGTGTAGCCTGCATGAGCGAACAGATGAGGGGAAGAGCGCCGAGGAACTTTGCAACCTTCGGGGAAGGCAAGTTTCTGGATTTTCTGAAAGACTGCTTTATTGCTTACGATTACAGAGACTCCATATTGAGAATATTCAGCAAGGGAAAATCATACCAATACATATATAATATGGTGGATAAGACCTTCTCAATGGTGAATAGCGGCATAGAGGCACAGGCGGTAGTGAATGATTATCCGGATAATCTGATACAAGATACTAACGGAAACGTCTACTCACTCACGGCAAAGCCGGACATCAACGAAGATACAGAAAGCTATAGCGGCTCATTTACTACCAGACCTTTGAAGCTGGGCGGCAGCATGACATTGAAATCGCTGAGAGCGGTGAAGCATCTGTTTGATTCGGACGAAGGTACGATTGGGCTGGAGATATACGGAAGCAACGACTGCAAGCACTGGTGCAAGCTGCCAAGCGTCGGCGGCAAGCCTTGGAAGTACTTTACTTTCAAGTATACGCTGCAGAACTTCAAGGCTGCTGATTCCTTTGCTGGCAGTATAGTAGAGGTACAAAGCAGACGAGAAGATAAAATGAGATAATTCTTTCATACGCGCTAATTTATGATAACATGAAAAAGGCGGCTGCTCATCACGAGTGGTCGCCTTTAAAATTAGTTATAAAAAACATTTTTTAAAAAGATGAATCTCTTTATATGTGTGTTATCTGATTTTGATATTATTTACGCAATACGCTACGATGTAGCCTAGGATAAAGCACCAAAAATGCAGAAGTCCGTTGACATTCGGCACGGCCATGGTGCAAATAATGAACGGCATCGCTTTCTTTAATGCCTCTTTCCATCTTCCTGTCCTACCCCACATCAAACCAAAGGAAGAGAAGAGAAAACCGGAAAGCCCCATTGTAGGCTGACTAACATACATGGGCAGCAGACTAGCGACAGAGGCAACAGCCAGAGAAGTGACTGGTTTCATATCGTTCTTTATCTGCCAAAGCACCAGAAGGTTTACGGCAAGATGAAAGCCGTTGACATGGAAGAAGCTATACAGGATATGATTCTGCCAAGGGCAACCGGGATAGAAACCGACATGCCAAGTACACAGAACGAGGCAGATGATGCTAAGCACCAGCTTTGTTCGAAAGTTTCTTCTTACGAAGGTCCATTTCTCTGTAATTTTTTCCATACTTCTTATAGTAAGCGAAAATGAATTTGAGATTACTTGGCTGGATAAAAAACTCGGGAGCAGGCTCAGATACCAAGAACTGGCAGATAAACCATAAAGATTTGCCCACGAACTCCTTTCGCTGCGTCATTTCGTTCATTCTATTGAACAGCGTATAGTACAACTTCTGCCGAATCGGCTTCATACTATCCACCTTAGAGAAGTCACCAACTGCCATTCTGCGGAGTATATCCCAAGCTCTTTTGGGAGAAACATAGTATCTCGGAGCAGGAGAATGAACCACCTTTTCCCAAGCCTCCTGTTGAGAATGGCAATTAGGAGCTATCTCCCGATACGCCTTCATCAGATCATCCCTCTGTCTGTCAATCAATTCGTAATTTGCTCTTGCCATATAAATGCTGCATTAAGATGTTGCAAATATACATATTATTTAGAATACGACCAAATAAGCGCATAAAGATTTAAATAAGTTTAATATTAGACTGGTTTTCATGGTGTTGCGAAAGAAAAAGCTTAATTTTGCAACAAAATGAGATGCAAATCTCAGAAAAAGTTAGCAAAAAGTAAAACTAAATCATAAAATCATAACAAAATGAGAATAAAACAGGAATCGCCTCTCTCGAAAGAGGAGGAAGCCTTAGTAATGGAAGGCTTATTGAGTAGGAAGATTTGGAGGTTCTATGAACTTCTAGCAAAGTGGGCACCCATACCATTGATGTTAGGTCACTGGTACGGCGTATGGGACTATGGGCACTATCCCTAGACCAACAGTTATAGATACCGATTTGAACGGGAACTGCATCATCTGGATTTATGTACTGGCATACATTTATATGCCACTGACCATGATACCGGTAAGTTTCTTCTTCAGATACTGCTGGATATTCCGCATTCCGTTCTTCTATTTTTTCGGTATCAACGCTATCAGACTATACTATCGGCACTGGCTCATCACTCCCGAGCAGTTGGAGATGCACCATGTGTTTATCATATTCACTTTAATGCTTTACGCTTATGGATTTATCAAAATCGCTCTATCGAATAGCAGAATCTGCCTTTGGGATGCTAAGAAACGATGAGTGTGGGTTTACAGAGGAAGAAGAGAGGATTGTGCAGAGGAATCTTCTTTACTGGATGGAAAGGAAACATCACTTTGACGAGCAACTGGGCAGAGCCTGCATCGCCAACATTTATTATTTTGATGATGATGTTCACAAGAAGTATGCGCCTTACTTCGGGCTTGATGAGTTGAAGGATGATTATGACCGGCTATCTTGGAACATACCGGACTACAACTTCTGGGATTTTGCGGTAACGATGAATAAGATGTATGCTGACCATATAGACGTGGTGGGCAAATGGTCGAAAAACAAAGATACCACAAGAAAAAGAATCTCGGAACTGGCTATCAGTTTTCTCTGTGACGAATCGACAAACCACCCTACAGATAAAATCTGGTGGTACATGAACAGCTAAGTTGGAACACGGCAAAAGCTATTAAAAAGCCTTTTATCTTTGTAGCCATTAATCATATATAATGATATATGGCAGAGATAGTACATACATTTTTACAAGAGCACCTGTATAGATCGGCATTGGTTATTGCCATCTGCATGGGTGCTCTTATCATTTCTATGGGCGTGGACCTGTTCTTCGGCATCAAAAAAGCGAAGGAGAACGGGCTAGCTACGACAAGTACAGGATTCAAGAAGACTTGCGACAAGGCGAGGAAATACTTCTCTCCCTTCATGGTGACAGTCTGCATAGACATGATAGCCTGTATGGTTCTCCCCTTCCCTGTCTTCTCTATGATATGGGCAGGATATTGCGTGTTCTGTGAATTTGTAAGCGTAAGAGAGAAGAGCTGGCAGAAGGCTGAGATACGGAAGCAGGAGAAGACGGTAAGCATTCTTCTGGAGAACAAAGAAGACTTGGCTAGGGCTTTTGCTGAGATTATGAAGGAGCAGGGAAAGGAGGAGAAGAAATGAGACTGATTAAGAGAATTTTTGTTCATTGTACTGCATCTTCTCAGAAATGGGGCGTGAAGGAACTTTGGGAAGAGTTTAAGCGCAAAGGCTGGAATAACCCCGGCTACCATTACGTGATTACTGCTGATGGCGGGATTCACCAGATGCTGCCGGTAGAAATGGTTAGCAACGGTGTGAAGGGATATAATGCTACGGCTATCAATGTGGCTTATGTTGGCGGCATCAACAAGAAGGGAAAGGCGGTAGACAACAGAACGGAAGAGCAGAAGAAATCGCTTGTCACTCTGCTCACTCAGTTGAAGAAGAAATATCCGGATGCCGAAATTTTGGGGCACAGAGATATTTCGCCCGACAAGAACCATAATGGCGTGGTGGATCCTTGGGAGAGAATCAAGGAGTGCCCTTGTTTTGACGCTAAAGTTGAATACAAAGAGATATAGCTTATGAAATGGTATAACATAAGGTTTTGGAAATGGGCTTGCATCGGGCTTGTGATTGGGGTTATCCTATTGACGTTTGCAGGATGCAAGACGAAGGAGTATATCAAGGTTCCTTCTGTAAGAACAGAATACGTATGCAGAACTGATACTTTTGCTAAGCTGGATAGTATCTATATGAAGGATTCTGTGTATGTTTTTCAGAAAGGTGATACGGTTTTCCATAATAAGGTGGTTTATCGGGACCGGTATCATAATATCTATAAGGTGAAGACGGACACGATCATCAAGAGGGATTCTGTTGCCGTGCCTTATCCTATAGAGCGACAACTGACGAAGAACGAGCAAAGGCTGATGTCGCTGGGCAGATGCTATATTGCCTTTCTGTTCATACTGGCGGTTTGCACGATTGGGTTTACTCTCTGGTACAGAAACAAAAAATGCTAGCTTATGGCGAAGATTAGCGAAGAACTGCAGATGATTGATTCGCTCCTGATGGAATTTCATGAGCGGATTCAGAGCGGAAGATGCTTAACTAACAAACAGCAAAATGCTTTCATGTTAGATTTTCTGCACCGCATCGCCAACAAGGACGAGCCTATCAGCAAAGCTGAGGCATGCGGCTACGTTCATGTTTCCAGGGCTACCTTTGACCGCCTTGTGAAAGAAGGCAGGCTGCCAAAGGGTAAAAAGCGGAAAGGATGGACCGAGCTAGTTTGGTACGAAAAGGATTTAGATAAATATGTAGATAGATTGGTATAGATTTTACTTTTTTATTTTTAGTTAGTTGTATTAATTAGGTTTTAAGTAGATTGTTTCATTACAAAAAGAAATCCCCACTCGGCTGTGATAGCTGGGTGGGGATTGTGGGTTACTTATTGATTTTATTAATAGTCCAGTCAACGACTACAAACGTTCCGAAAGCAACTAGCCATGATGGCAAGCTATGATTATTAATTCCGAACAGATGTAGTGTCGTATAATTGAGAAGCACGCTATAATAAAGCTTTACTAAGAAAGAAATTAATCTGTTGTACATAGCTAATCTTTATTTAATAAACGCCATCCATATTGTTTGGTTCTTGATAGTGGTACGATGCCCGAATATCGGTTTATAATCGGTGATTGCCTTTAGCACATCACTAACCTTTATCTGCTGCTCGTTCCACTTGAAAATGAGTGTTCCGTTTGTTTTCAGCACCCTCATGCCCTCATGGATAGAATCGTTGATGAATGCTTGCCAATTTTCGGGCAGTTTTCCATATTTCTTGCATAACCAAGAGTTCGGTCCTACTTTTAGCAGATGAGGAGGGTCGAAAACAACCATATTGAATGTTTCATCTTCGAATGGCAAATTAGTGCAATCGGCTATCATATCGGGTTGTACGTCTAATTTGCGTCCATCACATAATTTGTCGTGAAATTCTCTTATGTCGGTAAAAAGAACCTGTGGGTCCTGTTTATCGAAATAAAACATACGAGATCCGCAACACATATCTAATATTCTTTGTTTCATACGCTACTTATTTTTAATAAAAAACGTTCCACTACACCAGTCGCTGCTTTCAACTTCATCATGTAGCTTGGTGCATCTGCCGATAAACTCATTACCTTTATAATGCTTACAACGACTACACTCCTTTGAATTTCTCAAAATTGCACGAAACAAACTTTCGTTAGCACCTGACCAATTTGCTTTATTCCATCTGATAGTCGCTTTCTTATAGAGATACTTCAATCTAGGAAAGAATCTACTATCTTCCTTAACTGAATGTTCTGAATCGAAGTAACGTGAATCGGTACTTCTTCTCATTATTTTCAAAATCTTCTTTGCACTTCTAATTTTCATAATCTATAATTGTTCTAACTTATTAATTATTTTGGCAAAACGGTGCATGTAATCGAAGTTTGATTTTTCGCCATGCTTGCACGCCATTCTGTCATATATAAAACGTAGATGCTCTGCATCCTTGTGGAACTCTATAATATCTTGTTCGTCTAAGACAATTTGTTTCTTCATAATCTATAATTATTTTAGTTCTGTGATTATGTACCAATACGAATACTTCCATCGCTATAGGTTGAAACTTTATAAGCGTCACAATACTCAAATCCCGTAGATACGAAAACTGGTTTATCACCATTCTCTTCTATCAACTTTTTGAGTTCTCTGATAACATCTGTAGCCATAAGCTGACGCTTTGGTTTAAAAATGTCGTTGTTGCTAAATGTAAACCCATAGTCTTTCATTATTTTTTTGACATCTGGATCTAATATAATTTTATATTCTGTCGCCATAACTATTCCTCAACTTTTATTCAATTTCAATCTTTCTAATGTAATATTCACATGAACCATTTTCTCTGCTGTAATAGTCTTTTGGCATTTTTGAACGTGCCTTATCTAATGTAGTAAATATTAGTAATGTTGGCTCATCTTCGCCTTCACAGAAACCGCCACTAACATAAGTACGTTTACACCAAATCTGATACAATATCATACGCTATTCCTCCAATTCTTTAAGATAAATATATACATCTGTAAATGTAGAGTTTGACAGTTTTTTATATCTATTTACTATATCTTCTACAAGATACCATTTGTTTTCAATGATAACTTTCTCACCTATACGAGGAATATTATTGTAACGGCATGTTTCATATTGCAATATGAAATTTTCCTCATCCTTTTTTTTATAAAAGAATACATGCATAACAATCCTTTCAATTTTAAAGTTATTTCCTCAACCAAGTTTTCAACTTCTCTCCAGTCGTGAGGGTCAAATCCTTCATTAAATAAGGCACTCTCAGCTATTTTTTTGTATTTGGTTTAAGAGTTTAAGAAAATCTTCTTTGTCTATTTCTACTTTACTCATTGCTTATCCACCTTTGCCTTTTTAAGATAAAATTCTCTCCAATCTTCAAAAGTCCAACCTCTTGTATTATGAGTAAGATTGAAAACTTCCGTATCTTTCTCTAACTGGAATAATAGCCAAGCATAATCTTCATATCGTTGTCTTAGCAATCTCTTGCGACACAATCTTACATGCTTGTATAACTTATAATCAGCGGTTGCAGCATCAAAGATTATTTTACCTACTATTGCTAACAGATAAGCAGATATAACACCTAATGCAATCCAACCTAATATTGTAATTACTAAGTCCATATTTCTTTCTTTTTACCCTCCTTTTAAAATTTCTATTAATGCTTTTAACTTCTCTGCATCTTTTAATCTCCTAAGTAAAGGAAATTCATGAGAACAATCATGAGGACCACCTGGACCTAATCCTAATCTAACATTACAACTACCATCTTTAATATAGTTATTTCTATTAGCATACCAAGAATTATCAGTATCATAAAAATCTACTTTAATATAAAGAACCCTATTAAATTTATGCTCTTTCTCATTATATGTATTTGTAGATAACCATAAATCCCAATATTCTGGAATATTAAGGGCTGGATGCTTTTCAAATCCAAGCTCTTTTAATATCTTCTCCGTTATCATAATCTATCTATTTATATCCTTTATAGGATGATTAATCAATCTTCTTGATACTATCAATTTCCATACTCCATAGTACAAACTCTCTATTTGAGCGAGTGCCATCTTTCTTAGCAGGGTTGATTCTTACATCAATCTCGCCATTATAACCTTTATAACCTTTCATTGGAATAATGCTTGCAATCCAACAAACATCACATCTGGAGCAGCTAACTTTGTCTCCAACTTTGTATGGAAGACTTTCGATGTAATCATTTACGTAAGAGCAAATCTCATTGTTAGCATCATCGATAATGCTTAGTTGCTTGGCAACCTTTACTTTTAATTCTTCTTTTGTCATATCTTTAAAATTTATGCCCGAAGGCGGTTAATCACCTAATCTTCTATCTATTGCTTTTATCACTTCTTGTATGGAAGCAGACTCATCGTTGGTTTTAGCATATCGTCTATCAAATATTATCAACATATTTTTAAGACGAATAAAATCTGTTCTTAATAACTTATCATTACCCATATCTACACCTCCATTTCTGAGTTAATTCCTAGACCGAAGAGAAGGTGCTGAAGTTCATGGACAAATTGGATAGGTGGCATTATCTTTTCTCCATTTGCGCACACAATATAAATTCTGTTTTTATACTCATCAATGTTTGGATGCAAACTTACCCAACCAATCATGTATATATTGTATGGTTGTAGATAATGTATTATTTTATCATTTGCTTTAAGAATTTCCTTTGTTAAAGGAATCCCATGTACCTCTTGGCTTTTTGATACTATAGATACATTGTTATCGAAACTACCATGTATATATTCGCTGACTTTAATAAAATCAGAACCCAAAAAACTATCGCCTACAACTTTGCATAATTTTCCACTGGCAAATACCAAATCTCCTGGTATATAATCTACCTTATTCATACGCTTTACTTTATTAAACTAAGTTCTTTCTAGCCCAAGCTTCTGCCTTTGGCTTAGTCTTGAACTGTTTGTTTTTTACTTCATGCCAAACTCCATAAGGAGCGGTCTTATACTCAATGAGAAACAAACCTTTCTCAATCTTTACGATTCTATATTCAAAATACATAATCAAAACGCAATTCTATAGTCCTTTCCTCTCAAAGTATGTCTCTTTTTAAGGACGAACTTCTCTAAATCTTCAAAGTCAATCGGGAAGAGCGCACAATATTTATACTTTAATGTGCAGATGAATCTTCCGTTGAGCATTATATCAAATACAAATGTTTTCATTGATTGCCTCCTTCCTTTGGTAATAAATCATCAATATAGAGCCAACGAGTAGTATTAGCACCCGAACTATAAGCATCCCAATTTTTAAACAGAGCATCATTTCTCTTGAAAGAAATGTAGGTTTTAATGCTTTCTGTTATTTTTGCTTCTGCAAGGACTTCTGCGAACTCTCTTGGCTCTTCACTAGCAGGATGCCATAAGTCCTTCAAAAACTCATTGATAGCCCACTTAGCACCTGCATTAAAGCCATCAACATGACCCTCTAAGAATGCAATATGTGTAGGCTTTGAATCATCAAAACCTTTAGCATCTGCAACCTTTTCTGATATTTGTCGTGCAGCTTTTGCTATTTTATTTTTGTCTATCATAATCTACCCTTTCTTTTTCTAAGTTCTAACATTCTCCTAGTTCTACGGCTTTCCTTGCCACTAGGAGGATTACCCGCGAGCTTAAAATGTGGATTGATATCATAATCTCTATAGATATGAGCTTCATTGATTGCATTGATTTCTTCACTAGTCAAGGCTTCTTTAAGTGATACACCAGTTGGCGTTACAATTATCTTTGCATCATCTCTAATCATACTTACTCCTCATCTTTAGTTCCATACTCCTGCTGTAGCTTCTTGACCTCGCTCACGAACTTGCTGACATCAATATCACAATCAATTACCTCTTGGTTGTTTTTGATGGCATCTTCTATCAGATGGGTGCATTCTTCGGTAAAACCGCAGATATGATCACCTTCGATGGTGTAGAGATACTTGTGCGTGTTATAGTAAGCACACTGGCAGAGAGTTAAGCCCTCTGAATTGAGGCGGCCTCTAACTTCGGAATTATTGATACGAAGGACAACCATCTTACCTTTGCTTGAATAGTAATTGTAGTATTTGATGTGGTCTGCAACGATGATTGCTATAGCTACCAACAACAGAATAGCTAGCAAGATGATAACATCTATTTGAATTGTATTCATAACTTTCATTTTGTTTAATTGTTTATCTTAATTCGTCCATTCTTCCAGGATTTTGGATATTCAGTTCCTTGTTGACATCGTGGAAGCTAACGGATGGCAATGTATGCGTATCGGGGTCTAAACCCTTCGACTTGCAGTAGTTTCTCCATGCCTCTATGCCATGAGGTTTCTTTGCATCCTCTATCGCTTTCAGTCGCTCTTCTTCTTTTCTGCGCTCGGACTCAACCCTTCCACGCTCCTTCAGTAGGTCTGCCTCGTAAGCTATCAAGGATTTCATTATATCCTGTGGATTGATTGTCTTTCCGTTATTGATGAGCTTGTTGTATTCGCCATTGGTGAAGGCTACGAAGAAGTAATCAAGTTCTGCTGGTGTTATGTAGAAATACTTTGTACAGATGCGCTGAGCGAGCAACTGAATCTGATAATCTGTCGCATTATCATAAGCGCCCAGATAATAGAGAAGGTCTATCAGCCGTCCTGTTACCCATCCTACGAGGTCTCTGAGTCCACCACGTTTCTGAATATCCAACATGGTTTCCTTATTCTTCTTTATAGCCTCAGTTAAGGTTGCAGGACGCTGATAGTTTGCCTTATCCCTGATGATAGGCACTCGCGATGAGTCGGGCAGCGCGCTCTGAACGTTGGATATTCCGTTGTTGCTCATAATTTACAGGTGTTTCTATTTCGTCTTCCCATCTTTCACCATTCAGATAAGTGAGTGGATGCATGCGGAAGGGTATATTAGTATGAGGTACGATCGGGTCGGTCGGCTTGCGGGTCGATGCCACGTAAGCAGGAACGGCTGCCATGCAAGCTAATTTATCGGCTAGCTTTAGTCTGTTCCACTTTTCTTCTGCCTTTTTCCTACCTTTCTTATAAGAATAAGCTTCCCAAAACTCCTCAAATGTTGGAGCTTGCTCAGTTTGGATGATAGCAGAAGACTCTTCAACCTCCAAGTCTACCGTCTCCACTTTGGCATTATTGTTGAACAACTCAGAAGGCTTGTAATACTTACCCGTAAGCGCCCATCTTGCACCGGCTACAAAAGCATCTTGAAGGGGTTCGCTTTCCGAATATTTATTAGCCTCTGAATGGATTTCCTTTAACGTTTTCATAAGCTATATGATTTTGATGATTTATACCCAACCGGCACCCGAGTTCTCGAGTTCTCGCTTGCAATACTGCAAGCCTACCTGATCATCGGGTTCCGGAATCATGATGCTGCGGACATTTGCATAATCTATCACGTTTCGGATAACGCTGCTAGCCTCTGCTGTATTGAGGGAAGTGAGAGGCTTGTATTTGCGGTTGCCTGTCTTGTCTACCTCATCGGTATAGAAGATGTAGCTGCAAACGTTGCGCTGAATATCACGAAGCGTTTCGTAGAAGGTCTGCCCTAGTTTTAGGGCGAGATAGCTAATCATGAAGTGAAGATAACTTGACTGCTTGTCGGTCTGAATGGGGTGAAACTTCTTTAGTTCGATATTATACCCACATTCTTTGGCTTTCTGAACAGCCTTCACGATAGCTAAATATTCACGAGGATCATTAGGATTGTATACACTCATATTATTATAATTACATTAGATTGATTACTAAACCCTTGCAAGCATAGTCGGTTGGAACACCGAGGACCTGCTGGAATTTGTTTACGGCAACATCGGGGTTAAGATGGCGTGCTGAACCATGAATGAGGACGATGCGCTTGGCGGTATTGGCTGCCTTGCATTCGTTGAGATACTCGATAGAGTGAGCAAGGCTCATGTGGGAAAGACGGATGCGGTCGGCTTGGCTGACTATCGTCTTGCCTTCGTTTACGGCTTTCTCTAGGAGAGAATCATCATAGTTGCATTCTGCCAAGAAGTAGCGGCACCCTTGAACTACATTTTCCATATTGTAGCAATCGGTGAAGAACATCATGGTTCCCATTTCCGGATGATGAATGAGGAAAGAGAAGCAAGGAACATCGTGTTCTACCTTCATCGGGGTGATACTGAAAGCACCTAGATGATAGGTCTGTTCTTTAAGCATGCCTTTTACTCCCTTGCATTTCTCGGATAGCTCTTCGGTAGAGTAAGCATCGATTCCTGCTTTCAGAAAGTCTTTGGCATTTTTTGCATGATCGCCTTTCAGCCGTGGGAGTGACTGATAATCACTCCCACGCATTTTGATGTTTTGAGGTTTGCAACTTTCTTTACTTCCTGCAACGGACGACCTGCCTCTATACAGAGCTGCTGACCATTACTAGCCTCCAGTACGTAGGCATTGCCAAGACTATTGCTATTGACTACTATCAGCTTCATACTTAACTTTCTACTCCAATACGACTCTCACATGACAATGATGGAAGCAACTCATCATTTACAACTTCCCAATCGTCTGCAAATACATCACTAGATGATGGCACCCAAGAATCAGCTCTGCCATCTGGGTTGATGATTAACATCTGATTGGTGTAGTCGATGTGAGGGTTCTCACGACTCATCAGAATATTCTTAGCAGACTGAGGGAGTGACTGCATGTTAGGAATGATGTCTGCCTCTATGTGGGCAGGAACCTGCTTCACGACGAATAAGCCCTTACCATTCCAACCCTTGCGTCTTACAGCAATACCTGCCTTTAAGCAGTTGATAGCTCCACCAAAGCTCATAACTTCAACTTCGTGATAAGCTTTTTCAAATACGTCTTTTGGAGACCAGCTTTCATAGCCGCCTTCATAGATAACCTTGTAGCCATCTTCGAGTAAAAATTTCTTTACATCAGGATTAGGTTCATCTTTAAGATACACTCTACCATTAATTCGCCACGCTGGTGCGGCGTCAATAACCTTTGTTCCAATATACTTTTTCATAATAAAACTTATTTATATTTTAACTCAAACTAAACTTTTGAGCCTGTGGCTGCTCATCATGTACTTCTCCGGCATTCACGGCTTGACCGGTATCAGCATCGATCGTAATAACGTTCTTTGCCTCGGCAAACTCCTCATCACGCTGAACGATGGCAGAAGGTCGCTCATCGGCATTGATAATCTGCTCAGCATCAACAGAAAGCTCACCCCATGATGAAAGAAGTTGTCGAAGAACCGTTTTTTCTGCCATGTCCTGAAAACCTGCAAACCATCCAAGACCTCCACCGGTGCCTTCAACGGATTGCTTGATAGCCAAATCTCTCAATTCCTGCCATGTAATTTTTGAGTACTTGACGGTTGGAGCGTAGGTCTTAGCAAACTTACATACCTCATCAAGAGACATGTACATAATCTTCTCGAAGCCAGACTTCTGCTTGAAATATGCGAAATATCCAACTGGCGCATCGGAAGTCTTTTCTCCGCTGATATCGAGCGCACCAGTTACCTTGTCAAAACCTTGGAGTTCACCTTCATATACAGTTCCCTTATTGATGTTTGCATACTTGTTTGTACGAAGGGCGAGATTGATGTAACCCTTAGTTCCGATGATGAGGGTTGGAGTTGGGATAATCTGACCAGTCTTCTTATCTTTGTTGTTGAAGACTACGATGTATGCCTGCCCCAACTGCTTGTTGATAGGCAAGCGTAATCCTGCAGCCTTTACAGCCTCGCTCATGAGTGCATTAGGGTCACACTGTATCAACTGAGGATCAGAGGTAAACAACTCCATCAAGCTTGTGGTGAAGGCTCCCTTATTCTCCTTCATTGTATTCTGCAACAAGGTCTGGTAATAACTATTGTTCATTACCGCCTGAAAATTCTTAACTGCTAATGCCTTCTGAGAAGGCTGTGCTTTTGCTACTGCTGTTTCTGCCATGATTTTTATTTACTTATATGTTTGATTAATTCTTCTTTTGTTTTAAACACTTCGCTTTCTTTCCTTGTTGGGAAAACTGCGAACTTATACTGAATAGAGCAAGGTGCCTCGCCTATCTGCTGAAAGAATACGCCCACGATGTTTGCACGTCGGATTTTGTACCCATCGAGCAGATAGACTGCATCACCTATATTGAACTTCGTCTTGATTTGCATGATGTGTTTCAATCCATTGTGGCCAGAGCGAAATGCTCAACCTTCAGTTTATCATCCTTCGATACTACCAGACGGATTTGCTGACCGCCTGCGCTGAGCGGATGGTTAACACTTTCGCATTCATCGAGCACAACAGGGACCGATACATCATAGAACTGGCCGATAGTGCGCGCGATGTCGATTCCGGCATTCACCTTGGCAGCACCATTGAGGCGGCTGTAAGGCACACCATTGTGATAACATTCGCAATAAGGTTTCTTCTCACCATCGAGTTTTGGAAGGAACAGACTCCATTTTACGAAACGGAAGTGCTGATTAACCTTATCTTCGAGAGCCTTGCAAGACAACTGATAGAACTCGTTTGTGATGTTGAGTTTATCATCAATATCATCAAGCTGCTCTTGGAAGATGGCTTTATCCTTCTGTGCTGCTTCGATATGAGTCATTGTGTTGTCGTAAGATGCTTTTGAGGCGAGGAGTTCGAGGACTTCATCGTATCTGTCAGAAAGCGGCTTTCGCTCTTCAGCGAGTGATTGAAGCAACTTGTCGTTATCCTCGTTACTATCTGATGGTTTGTCGAGTTCTGCCTGCAACTCATTAATCTCTTTCACTACCTGCTGATACTCTTCCTTGTAGGTAAGTATCTCCTCGTAGGTGCTAGGAACATCTGCATCAACATCTGCCTTATGCTTTTCAGCCTCTGCGAGGGCTTGGTGAGCCTTGAGAAGCTGGTTCGTGGTGGTCTGACGATCATCATTCAGTTTATCCAACTCTTTGTTAAGTTCGGTGTATGCGCTTTGGAGTTTGGCAAACTCATTGTTGAGTTCCTTCATATCCTCTGCCTTGCGAGAATTGAACCGGTTCTGAGATTCCTGTTTGAGGAGCTGAACATCACCGAGAGGGAGAGCCTGACCGCAATGAGGACAGAAACCTTCCTTATCGTCCCATTCCCAAGTGCGCTTTGCAATCTCATCGCTACGCTTGTTTAAGTCGCTAACCTTCTTCTTGCACTCTTCAATCTGAGCGTTTATCTGAGCCTCGGTGGTAGGATAGCCACTCATGACGGCTTTGAGGTTATCAACCGTAGATTCTGCCTTATTGAAGGCTGCGTTGGCGTTGAGAACATCGCTTTGATGCTTGGTCATGTTATCGGTAGAAACCTTATCTGCGCCCTGCTCCATCATTCGCTTGCGTTTTTCGGCAAATTCAATCTTTTTTCTGATTGCGTCAAGGCGAACTCTGTCTGCTCCTCCGGTACAAATCTGCTGAGTCTTGTTGTCTATCTCCACCAATGCTTCTTTGAGATAAGCCTTTTCTTTCTCCATGGCCTCCCAATCCTGCTTTGGTGGAAGGGTCTTGTCGAGTTCGGCAAGTCTGATAGGAACTGCATCGAGTTCCTTCTGAACTTCTGTGCGCTTGTGCTTGAGGTGGTGAAGGATGGCATCAATGTCTTTCTGTTTGAGAAGTTCAACAAGATAATCATACTTCTCTTCGCCCTTCGTGATGTCTTCGACTGAAATGTCACCTGCCAACGACTGAAGGAATGCACGCTGATTCTGCCAAGTCATACCAAAGAACAGATTAGGACAGATACACCACGCAAATGGGTCTTCTTGGAAGATTCCGTCAACTACGTTGCTGAAATCTCCGGCGGTAGTCAATTCGCCGTCAACATAGTACTTGAAGGTGTTGGTGCATTTATCACCTTTCCACTTGTCGGTCAGAACTCGCTTGAACGAGATTTCATCACCATCTACCAACATAACCAACTCGGATGAATGCTCAATCTCCTTGATGATGTTGTGATTCTCATCGAAGGTTTTGATGTCGAGCTGCATACCGTTGGTATCAGTACCGAATAATGTGTACATGATGCCGTTGGCAATAGAGCTCTTGCCTCTTCCATTGTCTCCCGAGATAACGGTTAAGTCTTCTCCAAAATCGAAGACTCCGGCACGGATGCCACAGAAATTGTGCAGTTTAAGAGTTTTGAATAGGATTTTCTTCATTTTTATCTTTGTTTAAAGTTTCTTCTTTTTCTCTCAGTTCCTTATCGTATTCCTCGAATGCCATTGCTGTAGCGTAGGTGAACTGGTCGCTATTGCGCATTGCATTCAAGATAAGGTTTTTGAGGTCTTCGGGCGATGCGTGCATGAATGCGTATGCCTTCGGAATGGTTCTGTCACCCATGAGGACGATGCAACGGAAATGCTTTGCCTCATCCCCCATCTTGTCAACTATATCAAGTACCTTCTTGATATGATTGAAGAAATTCTGTCTGATATTCTTTTTCATGATTTCGTTTTTTAAAAACCTGCCTATCCTCACGGACGAGCAGGAAAAATGATTTTAAAATTATATAAAATAACGCTAAAAACTAAGCCTTATCTGTTGATCCTAAACCACTACGAGTGCCGGTTACCTTGCCAAGTTCCAAGTTAGTATCTGGAACGTAAGTGAAGGCACCCTGACAGATGCGTTGGGTATAAGGAATAACGAACTTGAAACCGAGCATACGCATGATGCGATGCTTTAGCCTCCATCTGCCCGACTTGACGATGGCATGGACTTCTTCGCCATAGCCGCAATCAATCAAACCGAGAATCACGTCAAGATTTGCTCTGACCTTGCATAGATAGGCGCCATGAAAGAGCCATGAAGGGAAATAAACATCTAACAACATTCCTTTGCCCGACATGCCACTACGTGGCTGAATCAGCATCTTCATATTTGAAGGAAGTTGTATCTTGATCCCGAGCGGAACGTAAAATCGTTTGTTTGGAGATACTTCCGTGTCCTTGCTGCAATGAAGGTCGTAAGCGGCATCCGTCTCATACGCCTTCGTTGGGAAGCACCCATGTGTTACCAATTCTACATTGATTTTTGTACCTGATTTACTCATATAATCTATTCTTATAAATGTTTATGTTCTAAAAGTTTGTCTACTTCTTTCTGATAGAAGGCTATCAACTGATTATACTCGAAGAGTGACCAGTTCTTATTTTCTGTTCTTGCCCGAGCCTCTATCAAGTCAACCCTCTGTTCGCCAATCTGCTTGATAAGCGCGCGGCGATACATCTGGATATTGCCTTGATTGAAAATATTGCAAGCCACGCATTGCGGCCGGCAGTTATCTTCGCTGAATCGGGTTGACATGTAACGTCTCGACATGTAATGACCGTTTTGAATTTCCTTCCAAGGGAAAACCTTGCCGCAACTGATACATCGGCAATATCCTTTATCATCAGAATATTTCAGTCGAATGTATTTGGAGAAGACTGCATCGAGTTTGTCTCTCAGCTTACTTTTGCCAAGTCCGGCTTTCGCCTTCTTCTTTTCCTGTTCCTTCTTGGCTTTATCCCAAGGAGTCTTCTTTATAGGTGTCCTCTTGAGAGGAGTTTTCCTTTTTAAACCCATATTGCACGTAATTATCATTTGTAAAGTTTGAATACTCGCCCTCGGGCTTTCCGATGTCTGAGGACACATTTTTAATTTTAGAGTTGAGGATATTAATTTTCCTCAGCTTTGACTCGAAGATTCCTAAGGGTGCCCAAGGGTTTCTTTCGAGTTCTCTGTATATTTCGAGAACCTTTCTCCGGTACTTGTGGAGAGTAGGTTCGGATAAATCTATCATAAGCCATTGATTTTGAAGTTTAAGAAAAACCTGCCCATCCTCACGGACGAGCAGGAAAATAAATTCAATATTTCTTAATATGAAAAATAGATAAATATATGCTGCCGCTGCAGCGAATAATCATACACAATAAAACTAATACATAATAGTCCACCTTAGGGATTCGGACCCAACTTCCCGATTTGATAAGAATGTATTAAGGATTTACACAAAACAGTTTCGGGCGTGCTAACCAGTTACACCATCGGTGGATAACGGCATCATGCGCTACCATGAATTTAAGAGCCATGCTCACCGCTTTAGCTATCAGTCATAAAGACTGATGCTCGGGGATGCGGACTTATTGAAATAACAATCGCACATTCCCTTATAATGACTTAACACTATTCGACTTTACGCTTTTCCAATATGTCAAAGAACTTATGCCCACAAACGGACAATGGGATTGTTCCGGAAATCGCTATATATAATAAGGTATAAAACGAAAGGTGCTGGTAGAATGCTCGACCACAACATTTCCTTATGGTTCGTGGCGCATGAATTCAACGCAAACAACTTATATTGCCACTGGGTCTATACCGCTCCACACCTAACAATTTCAAGAAACATTATAATAACAATATCCAAAACTATATGGGGGATTCGAGACGAGTTGAACGCCTTTGCTCGGGTTTCCCCGCTCACTCCGAGTGAGCTAGCTCGATTCCCATGTTTCACTCCTATGCTCACGCACAAGAGTGAATTGTAACTAGTAACCAACTCTATCTATTGAAGATAGGTTTTGCAAATAAGAAAAAGAACTTTCTTAAATCGTTTAACTATGCTCACGCATAACCAGTTTTACAAACGCATATTGTCTGAATAACTAATCTAAAAGTTCAACAGCCAAATATTACACACTTAACACACTTTATCTGAGTTGTGGCACCTTTACAGGTTCTGCTCCGTAGCGATTCAGAGCACAGGAACGAATGTCCTGAGCCTGTTGGCTATTACTCCGGTAAGCTAGAGCATTGTAGACAGTAGTCTTGCCACAACCAAAAATCTTCATGATTTTAGGAATTTTATCTTTATCAATCAATATTTTTTCTATTTTTACGACTTTATTCATATTATTTTTTGTATATTTGCACCATAAATCCGTTTAGAACGAGTTTTATTCTCGTTTACGGATGCAAAGATACATATTTATAGACAAATATCCAAGGATATAGACATATATTTATGGTTAATTTACGTAATTACACATTTATAAACACTAGCAGTATGGAAGGATTAAGAGATAGAATCAACGAGGTAAGAGACCATTACAGGCTGACTAACAGAGGGTTTGCTGACGCTATCGGGGCAAAACCTGCTGCTACGAACAACTATTTGAACGGCACAAAGGAACCTTCAATGGAGTTTATAGACAGAATACTGACTACATACGTAGACATATCAGCAGATTGGCTACTTTGTGGCAGAGGCAGCATGTTTTACGATACAGACAAGCAGACGGACGAAAAATTGCTGAAAGAACTAGCAGAAACAAAAGTAAAGCTGCTAGTACAGGAAGGAGTGGTTAAGGAGTTAAAGCAAATCATCAGCGAGAAGATTGCTGAAAGAGACAAAAGCCTTGTTGGCTGATACGATAAAGGGGAGCCTTCTTTGCGAAGACTCCCCTTGTTGTATTACATCTTTCCTTCGAGAGCATCGAAAGCAGATTGTACGTCCTTATTTAATGTACGTGCGTATCTAGTTGTTTGACGCAAGGTAGTGTGCCCAAGCACCCTTGCCACGATGTTAATAGGCATTCCCTTCGACAGGAACAAGGTTGCCGCAGTCGCTCTACCCATGTGGGTGTGCAGCCTGTCAACTCCGACCATCTGCCCGATCGCCTTTAAATAATCATTATACCTTTGATTCGACATCTTAGGCAGCTTGAAATCATACTTCTGTAGCAACTCCAGGGCAGGTTTGAGAAGTTGGAACACGAAATCCGTATCTGTTTTCGTTCTCTTAGCGTGATAGAACATTTTGCCGCCAATCTCCTCGCAGTTGCCATAGTTGAATGATGCGAGGTCAGAGTATGCAAGTCCGGTGTAGCATTGGAAGAGGAACAAATCTCTTGCATGGAGAATGTGAGGTGTAGAGAGTTTCAGTTTCTTGATAGCAGCAAACTGCTCTTCTGTGACACAATCAACATACTGCTTTTCTCCCTTGCCAATATGGAATGGCAGAAACTTATAAGGATTCTGCTCAATAAGTCCGTCTATCATCGCATCATTGATGAACAACTTGAGATACTTGTGATAGTCGTAGATTGTGCATTGAGCCTTATCCTGTCTGTGTAGATACTCATCCATCGCGCGCACCTTCGACACATTGCAGTCTTGGAACGATTTTATCTTTCCCCATGTTTTTAGGAATTTGATAAAGACATCATAGCGTTTCTTGGTATGCTCGCACACCTTTCGCTCATTTCGTCTTCTCTCGCAGTACTCGATAAAAGAAGTTCCTTCGTCTTCTCCGTTCATTAAGGAAATGACAGCGTTCAAATCATAGTTCCCTTCTTTCACCAACTTCTCAATGACCTCATGCGCTCTAGAAGTGTATGCAGTCAATAAGTTGTTGAGTTCATCTGCATCCTTGCGCTTGATTATCTTCTTTGTGGTATCAGACCATTGATTTGTTGTCACCTTGATACCGGTAGAATAATACTTGCGCGTACCCTTCGTACTAAAGCACAATTCGATAGAAACTTCCTTCTGAGAGGTTCCACGTTTCTGCCGATTGTGAAAAATACTTAAATTAATTTTTGCCATTTTGGTAACATAAATTTTGAAGGTTGGTATCATTTTTGTAACACTCCCCTTCGTTCAACATTTTCCCAAATTTGGCTAAATCCCTCTAAACTAGAGTTTTACGGACAATATGTGTTTAAACTGGTTTAAAACGAGTTTAAGAAATCAATATTTATGACATAACACTTTTAAAAATTAAAAGCAGCTAACATAAATATCTGATATTCAGTACTTTATATTAGCTGCTTTAAACAAATTTTTCTTACTAAACGATGCGTTTTTACGCCTAAAAAGTGATTCCGTTGGGGTTCGAACCCAAGACCCACAGCTTAGAAGGCTGTTGCTCTAATCCAACTGAGCTACGGAACCAACACTTTAAATCGCAAGCAATCTAACTAACCAATGTCAGACAGCCATTTTCTTATTTGCGGCTGCAAAGGTACATATATTTTTTGAATACACCAAACTTTTTCTCACTTTTTTCTGTTTTTATGCTTAAATATCGCAAAAAATAACTACCTTTGCATCCGTTAGGAGCAAGAAACAGCATTCTGACCCCGAAAGA